GGAGGTTGAAAAATCTCAAAATGGTTTAAGTTTATACTATTCCAACTCTAAGAAGATTAAAGATGGTACCCCTCTTGTTATACTTATTGTTAACGGCCACGGTACTGGTACTGGTGGATATGTTCCTGCTAATAACTTTGTTACTCCTATTGTAGATTCTATTGCAGATGAGATATTGAGGGAGGTGGAAAAAGTAATTGAGTAGACAAATAATTGAAGAACGTCTTATTAAGCTCGGTATTGATAATGAACAGTTCAAGACAGGTCTTAAAGAGTCCTTATCGTCTCTTGAAGACTTAGATAAATCCCTTGCAAAAGTTGATGGTAAATCTAGCTTTGCAAATACCGAGAAAGCCACTAAATCTCTAGGTCGCTCCCTTACCGAATTAATGGGCTCTGCCCCTAAACTAGGGGATATGTATATGGGCGCCTTTAATAAAATCGGATCTGCTGTTGGTAGTGCGACAGGAACCTTTAGTAAATTTGCATCTGGTGTCTTAAACTTTGTTTCTCCTATAACGTTAGGCGGCAAGCAAGCATCTGAGGCTATTCAATCCATTGATACCTCAGTTCAACAGACCAGTGGTAAATTTAGCATGCTACAATCGGTAGCATCTATTGCCTTGGGTAATATTGCGGCTAATGCTACAATGGCCGGCTTGTCTATGGCAAAGAATTTTGCGGGTAAGATACTTCACACAATCGCTCCGCTTAAAGCCGGTTTCGGTCAGTTTGAAGACAAGGTTAACTCAGTAAACATGTTGGTTGCTGCATTGGGTAAATCTGAAATGGGTCACATTACTGGATCCCTTGATGAGTTGCAAAAGTATGCAGAAACAACCAAATACTCAGTTAAGCAAATGCATAACTCACTTGCTCAGTTCGTAAATGCCGGGGTGGGTCTAGATGATGCCACTACCGCATTGAAAGGTTGGGGTAACCTGGCCGCTTCTGCTGGTGCAAGTACAGATGGATTTAACCGCTCACTCCAATTCGGGGTACAACAAGCATTGCAAATGGGTATGATGAATACTCAGAACTGGATGTCTGTTGAAAATGCCGGTATAGCAACTAAACGGTTTAAAGATATCTTGGTTGAAACTGCTAAGGCTTTAGGACAAAACGTCGACTTGTCTGAAGGATTCCGGGGGTCTCTTAAAGACGGCTGGTTGACTAATGAGGTCTTAATCAAATCCCTTGAACAGCTCGCTAATGATGAAACTTTGAAGAAGATGGCTTCTGACTTCCATACCTTTGGTGAAGCGGCAGAGGCTGTTGCAGACCAAGTAACATCTGGATGGGCTCGTGTATGGGAAACCTTATTCGGTCAGGCAGGTAGTGATGAGCTTACTGCATTCTGGACTAAATGGGGTAATGCCGCCGCCAATGCTTTGAGCGCAACTGCGGACAAGGCTAACGAGTTTGCGAAAGCATTTGTGTCTTTAGGTGGACGTGATAAAATAATGGGCCTTATGGATTCGGTATTCGGATCTATTGGTGGAGTATTTAAATCTATTGGTGGCGCTTTCACTCATGTATTTGGCGGAAATGTGAGTACTGTAGTTGGGCAAAAGCTAGTCGATATTATTGGAAAGCTTTCTGAGAAATTGAGACTAGGAAGTGCTGAACTTCATGCATTCCAACACATCTTTATCGCAGTCTTCCAAGGTCTTAAATGGATCGGTACTGAAGTTGGTGCTAAGATGAAACTTATCGCGACGCTTATTCCAAACCATATGATCAAAGACTTTATTCTGATCGTTGGTATGATAGCGAAAGCCCTATGGACAACTATCCGTGCGTTTGAAGTATTTATTAGTAAACTAATAAACTTTAGCAAGATTGGTAAGGTCTTTAGTTTCGTAGGAAACGCTATTAATAAGTTCTGGGATGCAGTACATAACGGCTTAGCCAACTTCTCTGAGAAGTGGTCTGCTGCATTTGATAAACTTCCTGGTGGCGTTGCAAAAGTCATGGACTGGTTTAAAAAGCTATGGGAAGTAATTAAATTACTAACTCCGGCTATTGGACACCTTAAGCAAGAGTTACACGGATTCTTTTCTAAGATTGCTAATCCGTTTAAGACTTTGGGTCATGCACTTGGCGATAACGGTAAGAAATTCAATGAGTGGTCATTCTGGATAGGTAATGCTGTACAACGATTCCCTATCTTTGGTAAAGCCTTAGGTAAGTTCATTGTCGGATTCTCGCATTTCAATGATGCGACTGGTCGTATGGATTCTTGGGCTGGTCAGTTTGGTCACAAACTAAGAACACACCTTTCAGGTTTCTACAACAGCCTACGTAACAACTATAGACGGACTATTACAAGTCATAGAACATTCTGGAACAGCCTTAACGGTGCTATGGACCAAGTTCTTAATCGCCAGATTACAACCTGGAAGCAGTTCCGTGAAGCTGTTAAGTGGGAATACTTGATTCCACCTGGCATTCGCGACATGTTTAAGAACTTTAAGTTCTCTATGCCTGATATGTCAGGACTTAAGAAAGGTTTCGCGGCCTTTGCGTCTAATCCTTTCGGCGCAATCAAGAACGGCACCCAAGGACTTTCAAAATGGTTAGAAAACTCTACATTTTCTCTTAAGGCCTTTGGTGATATTGTTCGTAAACACTGGCCTACTCTTGGAGAGTATGCTGATAAATTAGACAAAGTAAAATTCTCATTGTCTTTCCTTAAACCAGTCGTAGACAGTGTCGGTAAGGCATTTGAATGGTTTAATTCTAAGATCTCGAAGATTAGTTTTGGTAAGATTAACTTCGGTGGTGCTGGTAAAGTCTTTAGTGACGCTGGTAAAGCGCTTACTGCTAACTTCTCTGAAGGTATTGTTCCTGGTATCGTTAAATCCATTGACGGATTCCGTAAGTGGGTTGGCGAGCTAGGTGCTGTTAAATCTATCTTTAGTGGACTAGGATTAGGGGCAGGAGTCATCGGTGAAGCTTTTAATACCATTCGTAAAGAAATGGGTAAATCTAAGATCGACTTCAGTAACTTTAAGACAACCTTAGAAACATTTAAGGGTTGGTTCCATGGTTTCTGGCATGGCTTAGCTAATGTTGTATCAGGTGATACTTTCTCTAAAATTGGAGCAGGTATCAAGAATGGATTTAGCACGGCTATGAGCTGGATCTCTAGTACATTTGGTCCATGGTTTAAAGGATTCTTCTCAAGCTTACCATCTAGTGTGCAACATGTATTAACTGGACTATGGGATCTAATTAAACAATTCGCTTCATCAATCGGATCAAGCTTTAAAGACACCAACTTCTCATTTAAGAACTTTGGAGAGGTTGTTGAGTCTGTAAGTAAGGGTGTGAAGAAAGCCCTTGAAGAGATTGGGAAAGTCCTTAAGAAGATCTGGGACGGCTTTAAAGATCTGTTTAAGGTTACCGGTGTATCCGCCGATGAACTTACAGAGGCTGACTTCGGAGATCGTAAGATGAAAGAAGCCGAATCCGGAATGAACCGTTTGGGCGATAGCGTAGACCGTGTCCATGAAAAGAGTAAGGGTGTCTTTGCTAGTATCGGCGATATGGCCAAACTTCTTGGTGAGACGTTCAGTGCTGTATTAGCACCATTCAACAAAGCAGACTCTGCGGCAGTTGGTAAGATTTTTACATTGGCCGCGGCTATTATTGTGCTTTGGAATACTCGTAAGAAAGTGCTCGGCATTAAAGATATGTTCCGGGAATTCGGTAAAGGTATCTTTGAAGGGGCTAACTCCGTAACAGGATCCCTTACGAATATGTTTAAAGCTATTAGCGGACACTTTAAAGCTAAGGCTAAGTTCCAAAACATTAAATCCTTTGCATTGGCTATTGCAACTTTGACTGGTTCGCTATTAGTCCTATCTATGATTCCTGCGGATAAACTTCAGAGAGGGGTTCTTGGGCTTGTAGCAGTTCTTGGTGCATTTGAAGTGTTCTACTTAACATTGTCAATGACAACCAAGAAGTTCGACCAAAGCAAAGTTCAAAATGCTAAAGATATGATGCTTGGTATGCTTGGCGTAGCAGGCTCTATTCTTATGATCTCTGGATCTGTCATGCTGCTAGGTAAGTTGGATGGAAATTCTCTTACGAAAGGTCTTTTCTCTGCCGGTGTTATTCTGGTTGCAATGGGCGGCTTGATGGCTATAATGGCGCATATGCAACGAAACGCTAAAGGGTTTGATGGGGGTTCTGCTAAAATCTCTATTGGTATTCTAACCTTTATTGGTTTGGCTTATTCGATTAAGAAAGTCGCCAAGGTAGTTAAAGATATCGGAACTTTGGATGGTGATTCTCTTAAGAAAGGACTTGGTTCTATAGGAGTCATCATGTTAGGTATAATGGGGGTTCTTTATATGGCTAAGAACCTTAAGGATGTTAAGACTTCATCAGTTCTTACATTCATTACCATGGCTAAAGCCGTTGCCGGTATCTCCAAAGCAGTAAGCGAGTTAGGATCTCTTGATACTGACGTCCTTATTAAAGGTGGTACTGCTGTTACCATCATGCTCGCCGTTATCGGTGGTATCGCGTTAGCGTTTAGTAAACTAGACAATACTAAGCAATCCTTTACTAAGAACGCACTTGTGATGTTCGGTGGTATTGCTGGAATGTTGTATATGATGCGTAGTTTAGCGCAGAATATTGGATCTATGAAGAACCCGGATGCTATTGTCCAAGCACTTGGTGCTATGGCAGTAGTTACGGCAGCCTTTGGCGCTCTAGCTATGGTTCTTCAAAAGAATAACATTGCTGATAAAGGAATAAATGAAGGTATTAAGAACTTAGCGGTTCTCTCGGGTTCCGTCCTGGTTGCTTCTGCCGGTCTTCTTCTTCTAAGTAAGATGGAGGGTAGCTTCCTTAAAACTGTTGGCGCCTGTCTTGCCCTTGTTGGTGTGGTTTATGCTTTTGTTAAGATCGGGCAAGCCGCTCAGAACATCAAAAAAGAAGGTATTATAGGTCTTGCCGCAACTGTCGGGGCATTGATGGTTTCGGTATATGCACTGAAAGAGTTGACTACTATACCTGTAGATCATATTTTAACTCAAGCACTTGTTCTAGTTGGGGTTGTTGGTGCAATCGCTACTATCGGTGGTTTACTTGGTAAGGTTGGAGGTTTTGAAGCTATCGCAGGACTTACCGCACTTGGCACATCTCTTCTTATGATTGGTGGTGCTATCGGTATTGCATCTGCGGGTATCGGTTATTTCTTGCAAGGAATTGCTTCTGTTATAGACGCTATTACTCGACTTATCGATACTGTATCAAGACTTGGTAAAGAGGGTGGTGAAAACTTCCGTAAGTTCTTTGCTGAGGCATCTAAGTCATCTGGCGATATCGCTGAAGTTGTCGCTGGTATGGCGGAAGGTATGGTTGTTGGTATGGTCCGCGGTATTAGCGGTAATATCGGTAAGTTTATTGATATCGGTGTTCAATTAATTAAGGGTATTATTATCGGTCTAGGTCAAGCGGCTGGCGATATCGCTAATGCTCTTATTGAGATCGTAGCGAATGCTGTTGAAGGACTGATTAATCGAATTCCGCAATTTGTTCTTAATATCACTGATGCCTTACTACGGGGTATTCAACAGATTGCCCAATGGTTCCGTAATAACCGTAATGTTATTGCCGTAGCGGTCCTTGAGATGTTCGAAGCAATGTCCGAGGTTATCATTGAAGCGGTATCTTCACTTATCGGTATGATCCTAGATCTCCTAAGTAATATTCCTTTGATTGGTGGCATGTTTGAAAACGCCAAGAAGGGTATGGAAGACATGGTCGAGGGTTGGCTAAATATGCAACGTAAGGCCGTGGATAGCGCTAAGAAGTATGCTGAGATTGTTACTACCGAAGGTATTACCAAAGCCATTGAAACAATGGATAAACTCGGTCCTGCTGAGATGGCCGCGGCTATGCGCTTTGCTGGAAATGCAAAAGATGGGCTTGAATACTTCAAGATTATCTGTTCTCAATTAGGCATCCAAGGTGCCGACGAGTTTATTAACGGTCTTAAGAACAAGACAATCGACGCCAATGCCGCAGGTAAACTCTTTGCTAAGATGGTTGAGATGGGTATGTCTGAAGCTCAAGTCAAACAGATCGCTGAAAAAGCGGGGTATGACTACGCTAACGGTGTACTTACAGCTAAGCCTGAAGTTAAGACCAATGCTGATGATATCAAGAAAACCCTTGAACAAGGACTTGGTGGCGACGGTAGCTTCGATCTAAGCTTACTTGAAGGAGCGTTCGGTAAACTCAACGAACACCTGGGTGGTAAACTTGATATGACCAAGGCTCTAGCTGGGCTTAAGTCTGGTCAAATCCCTCAAGAGATGATCCAGAAAATGGCGGAGGGTAATTTCGAAGGCCTATCGGCAGAACAAATACAACAATATTTGTCTGGATTTGATGGCGCTTCTGAATCTGCAGGTCAGAGAGCACAAGAGGTTAAAGCCGCTGTAGAAACAGGTCTTTCTGGAAATGGTAATTTCGATGTTAGTCTTGTAACCCAAGCATTTACAAACTTGGATACATATTTAGGTGGACGCTTGGACGTTACTCTAGCGCTTGCTGCACTTAAAACCGGAAACATTCCACCTGCGATGCTTGCGGAGTTAGCTAAGGGAGACTTCTCTTCAGTTGCTCAAATGCACATGGATAACTTCATGAAGCCTGTTGAAGCGGCTCCTCCTAGAGTAGAAGACAATATCGGTAAGATCAAAGCGTCTGCTCTAACCTCAGTTGACAATATGTATCAAGAGACTAATGGTAAGATCCAAGTTAGTCAAGAAGAAGCTAACCGTTTGATCTCAGACTGGTCTAAAGGTAAACAGCTTACTGAGGATGAGATGCAAAAATTAGCTACTATCATTGAGAACTCTCGTGGTAAAGCTAAGAACGCGGCTGAGAATGTTGCTAGTAGCGCTAATAAAGGCTTGGAAACTGTTGATGGTACTCCTGCTGGTCAAAAAGCAGGGGACACGTTCGGTACGGGTATCGAATCTAGAAATAGATTGGCCAGAGATAAGGCCTCCGGTATTGCTTCAGTTGCTGGAGAAAATATGAAGTTTGATGCGTCTGGATCCGGTGCTGCTATTGCTGAATCTTTTGCGGCAGGTCTTGCTGGTGCCCGAGCTACTAATGCTGTATTGGGTGCTGCCGCTCAGCTTGTTGGATTGGCTAAAGCGCACTTACCGAACTCTCCGGCTAAGATGGGTCCTTTCTCAGGAGAAGGTTGGCGTAAGGTTAAGCGCTCAGGTATTGCTATTGCAAGAGAGTTTGCATCAGGTCTTGGTTCTACTGCTTCATTTGATGCTGTTTCAAAGAGTATGTCTAGTATGCAACAAACAATTCAAGACGCCCTTGGCGAAACATCGGAATACCTTGACGATAACATGGAGCTTTCTCCTGTAATCACTCCTGTATTGGATATGTCTAATATTGATGGCTACACATGGAATGGGGCTGGTTATCTTGGACTCACTGGTTCAAATATTAATTATTCGTCGCTTAATCCTACAAGCCGTAGTATTGCTTCTAATCGTTATTCTATTGATGAAGTGGTACGGGGATTGAATAATGTAGACCAAAAATTGGCGACGCTTACTGAGAACTCTGCTATTGGGAATGACCTCCTTGCTCAAGGACAAGTCAACCCAATTTACTTGGATAAAGATCTTGTAAACCGTGCATTGGCGCCAGGTATGGCAGATGCGCAACGGACTTACAGTGATCGATTAAATATGTTAGATGGAGTGTTACCACGATTATGAGAGATGAATCATACTTCTCTATAATCTTTGGTGAAGGAACTGATGCTGTTGATATCGGTAAACTCCTCGATGCTGTAACTAAAGTTGAACGTAATGCTGGTGCTGGTCAGGAACACACATATTCTGCCGGCACTGGCCGTTTTGGTAAGACATGGGTTTCTGGTAGAAGAAGCTCTTATGATATTACTATTGAAGGACAAAAGACAGGGAGCCCTGCTGAGCTATTATCACTTCGTACGAAACTGGCTCGGGCTCTTGATTGTCCTGACGGTCCAAAGAAATTACAGTTTGATGATCAGGATGGTAAATATTACCTTGCTGTGACATCAGGACAACCTAAGTTCACTGAGGATTTACAAAAGAGTCAGGCTACGGTGTCTATTTCATTTGAAGTTCCGGATGGTTTATTACATTCCGAGCTCACAAAGGTACTGACATCTAAGACCAACTCTCCAGACATTGGTTCTCTTACTAAAGAGGGAAATATTGTCAAAATGACTTTAAATAATGCAGGAAGCGCACCGGCATATCCTCGCATTAGAATTAAGAACGCCGGAACTAACGGTTGGATTGGTATTGTTAATAAAAACGGTGTGATGGAAATTGGTACAAGCTCCTCGGGAAGAGACGGTGCTGTAACCGCTTCCGGATCATACGACCAATCACAACTATTGCTTAACTTAACACCAAACGACTCTGCTGGGTGGCGTAAAGGCGTGAATATTGGCGGTAAGCTTAGCTCACAATCTCCTTTAACCGTAGCTAGTCACGCTGAGATCAGCGACCTAACACTTGACTGGGCACCACGAGATGAAGGTAGCGTCGGCTATCCTTGTCCTGGCTTGCACTGGACTCGTTCTGGGTCTAAAGGTATTGGTCAAGACTGGGGATGTGCTGTGTATGAGTATACTCTACCTGCGGATAAGAACAACGTTAAGGGCGCTAAGAATTTCCGTTGTGACTTTAACTTAAAGCTCTGGGCGTCTAAGATTGGCCAAACTGGTCTATTAGCAATTATGTTTATGGATGATAACGACCGACTCATATGTGCCTACAGCTTGGATAAATACACAACTGATAGCGATAAGGTAGTTCAGGTCTTTACTACTACTGATATTCACAAGTTGCCTCGTGAAGAGAATGAATTCGGATCTAATAACAATGAGCCAGGTCAACAACGACCTAATCCTGCCTTTAACAGCAGAACAGGCAATGCCTATGTTATTAAGGACGGTCCAAAGTTCACATATGGCTATAACGGTATTCCTAAGACTATTGTTGATGCTACCAAAGAGAATTTAGAATGTACTAAGATCTGGGTTCTTTATGGTAGAGCACGGAGCGAGAGACCAGGTACTGGTCATTTGGATACCTTATGCGTGCAATCACTTAAGTTCCAGAAGACTAATGTCCAACGTTATGACCTTGTTCCTAACAAGTATAACGCTGGTAGTGAACTTGTTGTCGATATGTATGAAGGTAAGATCTCGTACATTGCTGATCCAGAGGCATCTAGTCAAGGGGTCGGTGCTGAAGGAGATCTAGCAAACGGATCTCGATACTTTGCAATCCCTCCCGGGGAGTCGCAACTTGAAATTCATTCTTCCGGATTTGTTACAACAGCCCCTGAGGTTATTGTAGAGTGGGAAGAAGCATGGCTATAAGAAAGGAGGCCGAAACTTCAAAATGAATGTAAAACCTGCATGGCAGTTAGCAGTTCATGATAACGCAATGAATATTGTTGATCATATTAACAACGATGTTCCGGGTTCTCTGAAATATTATGATGAAGAGTTCCATCAATACTGCGGTAAGGGTTCGGCTACCTTTACTTTTACTGTCGATAAATATTCAAATGGCGTTCTAAACGAACGTATAGCCAATCTCACTACTGAGTCATATATCTCTTTCCATGAAGACGATACCGATTATGTGTTTAACGTAATGACTCGTAGAGAAACCGACTATACTATCACTTTGGAATGCGTCACAACTAACTTAGAGTTACTTAACGAGAAGGTTGTTGCTTATGAGAGCAAAGATGCTAAGTCATTCTTAGAGTATATCGAAGCTATGCAACTCTTTAAATTTACTCGTATTGAATTGGGTATTTGTGAAATTCGTAATACCAAACAGACGCTTAAGTTTGAGTCTGATGACGACACATGTCTGGCTCGGATTCTTAAACTTGTTGAAGCGTTTGATGGTGAGATGGAGATTATAACCAAACTTACCGATGGTGGCCAGATTGATAAGTATATACTTAATGTTTATAAATCTCGCAATGTCGCAAAAGATAATGAACCTGGTTTAGGACGAGTTCGTACCGACATTCGGTTACAGATGGGTCGAGACGTCGCTTCTGTTATTAAGAAAGAAGATAAGACTAATCTTTTCTCTGCTATCCGGATGCGGAATAAAGATGGTGCATATATCACCTTCCCTAACTCTCGTGAGATCAAAGCGGCGGATGGTACACATGTTGAGATGTATTGTAACCGGGGGTCTCATACAATCTATGCCCCTATCTCTGCTAAGCTCTATCCTTCCGTTAACAAACGGGATAACTGTGACCCATGGATTGTGCGTGATGTGAAAACTGAGTTTACTAACGCAGATGAAGCGTGGGCTTACGGGGTTAAGATGCTACGTAACTACATGTATCCTATAACCACATGGGAAATCAGTCTTAACTCTGCTATGGTTCTTCAACGTTACGATATCAAGATTGGTGATGTAATCTTCATGACCGATGAGAACTTCGTCGGCGGATTGCTTATTAGAGCTCGTGTCATTGAGATGGTGCGCTGTTCTACAGATCATAGTAAGACTAAGCTCACATTGTCTAATGTCGTTGCTATTCGACCAACTAACAACTCAACGTTGATGAATACAATGTCACGGATGATCAATGACGCTCAACCTTTCAAAATGACTGTAAAAACTACAGGCCCTACGATGTTCCGTGAGCTGACAGATAGCTGTGAGCTTATTCCTACTTTATATAAGGGTAAATCTGAAGTTACAGATGTTGATTTCAGTTACTTCATTGACAACAACCTTGCAGGTAGTGGTACTCGATTCAGGGCATCACGATCTAATATTGGTACTAGCGGTAATGCTCTGATTACTATTCAGGCTTGGGTTCAAGGCCAGATGGTTGAGTTCCAAGATGTGACAATCGCTACTGTAAATGACGGGGTCTCTCCTGTTCTTACAGTGATTGAGTCGAGTAACGGTGATGTATTTAAGAATGGTATTATCAACACTGTGCTGACAGCTAAGCTGTTTAGGGACGATGTTGAGATTGATACACGAGGTGAAGCCTTTAACTATATTTGGACAAAGACTAATGCCAATGGTGAAGTTGATGAACCATGGGGTCAGCGTCCTGAGTCTAAAGTTAAGAGTGTAAGTGTCACTCGTATTGACGTCGAAGATAAAGCAACATTTTCAGTTGCTGTTGTAACTAAGTAAGGAGGTGGTATAATGAGTTTAATTTCAACTAGTCAGATTACTATTGTCGATTTGGATGACGGCAGAACCCAATATACACACCTTGCTTGGTGTACAAGAGGACAAAATCATAACGGGCGGTATATTCCAAATTTTGATAGCTTTACTAAAGATCCTGATGAGGGGGCTAATGCGGAATATATAGGTGTCTATCAAGATTTTAATTTCTCCGGTAGTGATAATCCTGATACCTATACTTGGTCTAGATGGAGAGGATCTGACGGTGCTAATGGTATTCCTGGTGCTCCCGGGGTTGATGGCCGTACTCCATATATTCACTTCGCTTATGCCGATAGCCCTGATGGGTATACTGGTTTTACTACTGGTGAAACGTATGATGACGGAGGGTCTATTGATGCCGAACTTACCGTAACTAAAGTTGATGTAAGTAAGAAACTCTACATAGGTGTCTGCACCGACTATGCTGTGGCAGATTCACAAGACCCTTCAAAATACAAATGGCAGAAAGTACGTGGTGCTGACGGTGCTAACGGTACACCCGGTAAGCCTGGTGCCGATGGCCGTACCCCATATGTCCACTTTGCTTATGCTGATTCGGCTGATGGTAGAACTGGGTTTACTGTATATGGTGACCCTAATAAGAAGTATATGGGTACTTACACCGACTTTGAAAAAGCCGATAGTACAGATCCTACCAAGTATAAATGGTCTCTTATAAAAGGTGCTGACGGTGCTAACGGTGCGCCAGGCCCCCAAGGGGTGCAAGGTTTACAAGGTCCTAAAGGTGATCAAGGTATTCCTGGTCAGAGAGGTGCCGACGGTAGAACTCAATACACTCACATTGCCTATGCTGACAATGCCTATGGTAACGGGTTCAGTCAGACTGCAACCGGCAAAACCTACATTGGTATCTACCAAGACTTTAACCCTACTGACAGTACTACTCCGTCTTCTTATAGATGGACTAAGTGGAAAGGTGACGATGGGGCTAACGGTATTCCAGGGCCTAAAGGTACTGACGGTAAGACACCGTACATCCACTTTGCCTATGCTAATTCAGCAAATGGTAATAGCGGGTTCAGCGTTAGTGATTCAACTAGCAAAGAGTATATTGGTACCTACACTGACTTTACAGAAGCTGACAGTACTAATCCTAATGTCTACAAATGGGCTAAGATCAAGGGTGCTGACGGTGCTAAAGGGGACAAAGGTGAACAAGGTGATCGTGGTTTACAAGGCCCTGCTGGTCCTGCCGGTCCACAAGGTATTCAAGGTTTGCAAGGCCCTAAAGGAGATCAAGGTATCCCTGGGCCTCGAGGAGTGGATGGTCTAACACAATACACTCACATCGCATACTCCGATGCTGATGACGGTCGTATTGGCTTCAGTCAGACAGACTCTAACAAGCCTTTTATCGGTCTTTACCAAGACTTCATCAGAGAGGATAGTCCTGAACCCAGCAAGTACCGTTGGACTCGCTGGAAAGGTCAAGACGGTGAACAAGGACTTCCAGGTAAGCCTGGTGCTGATGGTCGTACTCCATATGTTCACTTCGCTTATGCAAATAGTGCAGATGGTAGATCGGACTTCAGCTTAGCCAACTCTAGCGGTAAGAAGTACATCGGTACTTATACCGACTTTGAAGTAGGTGACAGCAGTGACCCTGGCCGATATAAATGGGTATCCTTGAACGGTGACTTAGTTATCGGGGGTCGTAACCTTTGGATTAACAGTAGAGCTACGGGCTATGCCGCTATTGAGAAACTTCCAGAGAACCATATTACTGGTCAGACTGAATGTTTCCGAATAGAGTTTACTGAAGGAAAAAACAATCTCCAGCTAAATATATCACCAGAGTTCTCAAGTAGACTCTACACAACAGTCACAATGAGCTGTTGGGTGAAATATGAGAATGTCCAACGCGGTAAATACGCCTGGTCGAACTTTAACGTCTTTAAATCAAGTGGACTTTATAGACGTAATTCTAAGTCTGGCGCTGTGTCTTCACCAGAATGGCCTGGTATGTTCGGTTTCACAGGTAGCGCTGACTGGACTAGACTTGAGAAAGTTTATAATTTCGGCTGGGATAAAAGATATGACCAGTTAAGAACAGACCTGCGCATCTTATTAGAAGGTTGCGCATCAGGTACTGCCTGGGTCACTGGTATCAAAGTCGAGATCGGTAACACCGCTACTGACTACACCGTTGCTCAAGAGGACGTGGATAGCGCTATCGCCTCTAAAGCTGACCAGTTGCTAACCCAAGACCAGATTAACCAACTCTCTGAACGGAACGCACTTCTTAAAGCAGAGTTAGATGCCAAAGCAACACAGGAAGTTGTTGACGAATGGATCAACCAAGTTCATAACCTTATGGATATTGAAGAGGCTGGTCGAAAAGACGCCGAGCAAGCCGCTATTCGAGCTAGTGAGCGTATCGCTGAGTTACAGAACAAAATTGGTGAACTTAAGATCGTGACCGAGTTCGTTAACACCTACATGTCTCAATCGGAAGAAGGGATCATTGTAGGTCAGAAAGATGGTTCCTCAAAAGTTCTAGTATCAACAGATCGCATCTCTTTCATATCTGGGGGTAAAGAGGTTGCATCAATCTCTCAAGGTGTGTTGCAAATTGATAACGGGGTGTTTGTCAAATCGCTTCGTATAGGTAGATTTGTTACAATGCAAGACCCGTCAAATCCAGATAGAAATATAACATTATATGTAGGAGGTGCATAGTAAATGGTAGTAGTAAACTTCTCCGGTCCTTGGGCTGGGGATGTACAATTAGAATTATGGTCTGATTGGAATGTACAGAAACCTGAACAGAATGCGTCGCTTGTCAATGTGCAAGTTCGGTTAATTTCCTCAGGTGGTGGTCAGATCTTCTCAGGGAATGGCGGTAAACGTCTATGGTTGAATGTTGGTGGTATAGAAGAACATTACGACATCGACCCCGTTATTGGTAAAAACCAGAAACGCGCTATCTTTGGTAAAGACTACCTTATCCCACACAACCCGGATGGTACTAAGACGATTACTGTATCCTGTGAGTATGTCGTTAACTTGGGCGGGTATGGTACTGCGAAAGCACAGTTTACTGTCAAGCTGAAGGATATTTTCAAGGGTAGTAAAGGTAAGGACGTATCTGGTACAATAGGTAGTCCTGTAACTCTCTCAGTTGATCGTAATGATACAAGATATACACATGCTGTAGAAGCTGAGTTTGGTAGTTGGAAACAGAATATCAATGGAGATAGTCGATTTATTTCCACTTACAACTGGACACCGCCTATGGAGTTATGTAATCAGGTTCCTAATTCCGATAAGGGCGTTGGTAAGGTTAGGTACATAACTTACCAAAACGGTAAAGAGATTGCTAGGGATGAGAAAAACTTAACACTAGCGGTTCCGGCATCAGTCAAGCCTACTTTATCGTCATTTTCAGTCCGGGATACCAATACTGCTGTCAATAACTTGCTGGGCGATAATAAGTTTGTTTCTGTTCTATCCAACCTGAAAGTCGATTTCTCTAAAGGAACCGGAGCATATGGATCAACCATATCTAGTTATTCAGCAACTATTGTTGGTAAACCAAACTCCACTTATGACGAAGACGGAGTTATCGGTAGTATTGAAATGGTTGGTAATGCTGTTGTAGAGGCGACTGTTACAGATAGTCGAGGTCGAACTAGTGAACCTAAACGGGTTAGTATTGAGTTCCTTGACTACTTCTTACCTCAGATCAGTTTTGAGGCTAAGCGGGTAGGAAGTAACGGAGAGCAGATTCAGGTTATTCGTAATGCTAAAGTGGCTCCACTCCCAATGAATGGTAGTCAGAGAAATACGATGCGGATAACATTTAAAACAGCACCGTTTGGATCTAATACATTTACTCAAGATACTGGACCCGCTAATGTTTTATTTAATTCAACATCTCAGATCACCAACTCCGCCGCTAACTTAGCTGGTACTTTCTCTTCTGGTAGCTCTTATGTTATCATAGGGACTGTTCAAGATAAGTTTACTAGCTCGGAGTTCAGGGTTGAAGTCCCAACAAGATCTGTACTTATGTCTATGGACCAAACTGGGGTCGGTATTGGTAAGATACGGGAACGTGGTGTTTTTGACGTTGCTGGTGATGTTTACGCCTCAGGTCAGTTGAACGTAAATGGTATTCGTGTTGCTAATAAGACTATTCAACAATATCCATTAACATCGCTTGAAGGTAGAATCCAAGATGTTCGATGGTCTAGAAAAGACTTTAACACCTTTACTGAAACTGGCATCTACATGGTGCTAGGGAAAAAAAAAGGGGCAACTAACGGCCCTGACACACAAAAACAGGGTATGCTAGAAGTATATGCACTTAACCATAAAGAGGTATTCCAAAGGTTCATGGATGACCGCTTAAACACCTGGATTCGATGGCGAGACTGGGGTAATAACTGGACTGAATGGGAACAGACTTACGTGTGTAAGGCAGATATTCCTGCCCCTGTTGTAGAAAAGCCGAAGTTTATCCATAAGGACTTTACTGATAATATTCCGTATAAACTCCCGGCGACAATCACCAGAAGTGGGGATCTAGTTACTATCCACATACCCAGAACGATTAAGACGATCGTACAACGGGTTGAAAATTTCGTATGTCCTGAAACAATACCAGTAGGTTTCCGTCCAACTAACGTTGCAACTATGATATTAGCTCTTAACGAGTCTGCTAATTTCCTAGGTAACGCTATGTATTATTTCCATCCAGACGGCTCTATACGTATTACTACAGGTATTACTAAGACAGCTGTGTATACGGGGACTATCACCTATATTACAACAGACCCGTTCCCAGATAAATAAGGTACCCACCATACAACTATAATTAAGAAAGGAGATTTAAGTGTCTAAACTAGAATTTAAATCTAAATCGTTGGACTATGATCCAACTAACAACAAGCAAACTCATGTCATTCTTGTTGACGATAATAACTCAGTAGTCAACGTATTCCTAGAGGAGGCGGCTATTGACCTAAGTAACGCTGAGTTGTATAAGTTAGCTATGCAAAAGCATTATGACATTAACTTCCCTAAAAAGGCTGAGAATGAGCGATTTGAAAAAGTCGATGAGAAACTTGGTTCTATGGATGACGCAATGGATGTCCTTGTCGCATTTGCGGTATCTATTCAAGGGAATATGAACTTACCTGCATATCGCCGAATCGCATCTGTAGCGAAACCATTAGTCAGTGGTAAGCGATATAACAATGGAGATGTTGTTGTAATGCCGTATCCGTATGACACGAACACTAAATGGCCTAAAGACACTCCTACCCTGTTCAATTTCGCAATGCAATCAGGTGAAGGATATAACTATAAAGGTCAAAAGCTAGCTGAAATGCTCAAACAAGGAGTACTTAGCGTGGTTATGCCACGTATTGAATAGAGAGGGAATATGCAAGAAAGAGAATTAATGCATTGGTTTATAACTGTCGTTATTCCAATCATCATTAGTCTTGGTAGCTTCTACATTTCCTCCAAGAACCGGGCGGCTGATTTAGAGCACCGTCTGACTGAGCTTGAAGTATCTGACAAACATAATGAAAAACTTATGGATAGTCATACTTTGAGATTGGATAAGTACGAAGAGGAACAGAAGATTATTCGGGCTTTAGTGGAACGAATGGATTACATGAACGAGAGTCTTAAATCAGTAAAGACGGATATGGACGAGATCAAAGTGCTTGTCCGTAGCTACACAGAATCACGAGGTAACAATAAATGAAACTTTCAAACGAACAATACAATACTGCTAAATTCATCTTACTCAACGTAGTACCTGCCCTAGTAACTCTGATTGCTGGGCTTGGTGTGTTGTATGGGTTTGATGCAACTAAGATCACTGCGACAATCGGTCTCTTTGCGACCTTCGCAGGTTCTGTACTTATGATCTCTACAAAACGTTATAACGAAGCGCAAGCCGCTGAAGACGACGGACGTTAATAAAAGGAGAGCTTGATGGCAACTCGATCTGAGGTACTTACTTGGGTTCGTAGTCTTGCCGACCGTGGTATCGGGGTTGATGCAGATGGTGCTTATGGCATGCAATGTGTCGACCTCCCTAACATGGTCGCTCAGAAGTTCTTTGGGCGTGCTATGTGGGGTAATGGTATTGATATGTTGAAAGCAGGACAGGGTCTAGGCTGGCGTACAACAGGCGGTAACGAACCTCCTCACGCTGGTGCTATATTCTGTATGCGGGTATCTTACCACGGCTACGGTCATACCGGTATTGTAGTTGGCGAACCTGATGGAAACGGTAACTTCCAGACTGTCGAACAGAACGTTGACGGTGGAATGAGCGGGGGTCCTGCTCGGTACCGTACAAGAAGTTTGGGTAACCCAACAGAAAACATTATCGGATTTATATATCCTCCATATTCTGACGGACTAGGATCTACTGGTGGCGGTGGAGGAGGATCAGGCGAAGGAGAAACTATGGACTTTACATTTATGATTGGTGGAGAGGCGGCTTGGAACTCAAGAACCATCTATTACTATAATGGCGCGGTTAATGAGGTACAACCAATCCACAACATGGAAGAACTAAAATATCTTCGAGCTATTTATCAAGACACTCATGGACGAAGCTTAAAACATTACGAGTGGAATACATCTGCGCCAGTATATCACCGTATATTTGGGGTTGTTCGACCTACAACTAGGGATGAAAGTACAAAACCAGCATTGAGGTATTGATATGAGTATGTGTTTTACATTCCGTATTGAGGGACGTGACCCAGGACAACCTTATTTGCATGGTTGGGATCCTCGCAAGGTGTATTTCTATAACGGTGATGATAACGAGATAATCTATATCGAAAACGAGGAAATCTTAGCTCGGCTTCGAGAGGTGTATAAGGAATCTAGGGGTCGTGATCTAGTCCATTATGTGTGGACTACAAATGCTCCTGTATTTATACGGATATTTGGTGTATTAAGACCGAATGACGGTACTGGGGTTAAGCGAGAAGGACTAGAAGCGTTAAATCGTAAGATTGCTGAGTATGAGGACGCTTATTGGAAGCCGACCCATTTCATGCCTAAGGTAGCTTTGCATATCCGGAAAGAGCCTACTAGAACAAGTGAGTCCCTAGGGGTATGTGATATAAACCGTAAGTATAAAGTCCTTGAGACCGTTACACAATGTGACTGGCACTGGGCTAAGATCAACCACAACGGTATCGTCGGTTGGATTGCTATGGGCGATATAACCGGTGAATGGTACGGTGAGAAATTCAATGAGCCTGAGGTATTATAGCTCGATAAGGGCGTTGATAGGGTAAAACTTACAACGCTCATTTTTTTTTCAAAAATTTACTTTCTACTATATAGAAAGAGAGGATAATATCATGAAATATTATGTAAATGTAAATACTTGGATTGATGAAGAAGATTTGCTCTTCCAATGCAAAATGGCTATGTACACTAAAGATTGTGTTATGGATGCTATGCGGGAATACTTTGGTTCTCGTATGACACGAAAGGCACGATATTTGGTAGAAAAGCAATATGCTTGGATGGGTAAATTTATCAAGAATCCAAATTTGTTATTTGGACATATGATCACGTATTATGGCTTGAAAGCTGAAAAAGAACTAGGGATGACACCTGAAGATAAAGCTGAATTACAGGTCATCGGAGCACGCTTGTTTTCTGAGTTGCCAAAAGAGCAACAACAAGAAGCAACCTTGCTATTGATGAGTAAAGTAAAAATCGCTTAATCAGATGGAGGTCTACCCTCCTTCTTTTTTTTTCAAATTTTTACACTCTACTATATAGAATAGATAAATTATATATTGGAGGAAAATAAAATGGCAATTATTATTATCACATTGGTATTTTTGTTCGTACTTAATAGAGGTATTGTATCTATTATAAAAGGATTTGGTGAATTTCTTTTGAAATTATTCGGTAAAGCCGATTAACTCAAAGGGAACAACCAAGTTCCTTTTTTTTACTTAAGGAGGTAAATAAAATGAAAAACAATAAAAAAGAACGCGATATGGGCTTCTGGGAAACTTTACTAGCTATATTTATGTTAGATTGGTTATTCTAAAATTATTACAATCCACTATATAGAATAAATATTTTGGAGGATTTTATAATGAATAAAATTATGCAAATGCGTATGGAAATGCGCGATGAAGTTAAGAAGTCTATCGCTAATAAAGCTGATGGAATTGATGATCTTATTACTGATCGTTATATGAAAGACCCTGACTCGTATGTTAATATCAAAGTTACTGATATTGCAGACGCTTTAGGAGTTTCTAAATATAGTGTACAGAATAATATCGATTTGGTCCAAACAGTTATTATCGAGAAATTCGGCTACATCGTCGTCCCATTCGTAGATGACGATTTTGATATTGTAATCTCACTAGGGATTAGATTCTAAGAAGGACGCTGGGTAATTTACTCAGCTTTCTTTTTTTTTTTGAAAGGAAGAACTTATGAAAAGAGAAGCAACCGTCAAATTCATTTTTGGGTTTATTATTTCATGCCTTGTTTCCGCACTTGTAGGTATTTCTATTTGGTTTGGTTATACCATGGCATACATGAAATATCAACCTTTACAGCAGGAAAAGGACATGTACAAGAGCCGTTGGGAGATCAGAGATAAAGCCGCGACCTACTACTATCAACAGTATAAGGAGGTTAAGGAAAAATATGATCTTATTAAAAAGGTAAACGAAACTAAAAACAAATAGGGGGTATTTATTATGTATGATAAAGGAAATTGCTATTTGAAGACAATGGAAGAAAACTGGGAACAAATTCGACGTGACTCAGATAAAAGAAGATACCTTGGTGTTGATGTGACATGTATCCTAAATAAGGTCCAAACCATGATAAATACCTTTAAACCGTATAGTATGGAGACCCTTACCGAACCATTGACCGTTTGCCTGTCATCAACATATTTGAATAAGATCTATGAAGAGCAAGGAGTTCCTTACAAGTACTTTGAAGCTACTTCTAAAGATGTACTTATCCCAACCTTAATCAACGACTTTGGATATTCTGCAAGATTCAAATACGACAGCTTATTAGACGGCACCATTATTGGTTATAGTGTAGTAATCCAACTACATAAAAAATAATTACACCTCACTATATAGAAAGAGAGGTAACTATTATGTTAAGACGATTGCTACGTTTTATTGGTTTCTACTGTCTAGCTGGATATGCTGTCCTTGAGAAGTCTTATATTGATAAGCTGATTAAGAATGGATATCTAGATAAAGACGCAGAACAACAAAACCGCAGATTGGAAGTAACAAGATTTGTGCTTACCAAACTTAAGAAAGAATATTAGTCTGGATTAAATTCCAGGCTTTTCTTTTTTTTTTCAAAAGGAGCTCACTTATGAAAAAACAATATGATAAATCTAAATGTAAACTACTCTCTAAAGATCTAAATGTTGAGGAGATCATCGCTAGGAATAAATCGGTATTAAGTAATTATGACTTTACAACCGTACTAAATGCAATTCAACAAAAGTTCAATAGAATGCAGGGGTTTCCATCTGAGGAACGTAAAATGTCGATAGGTATGCGTCTTATCCATGCCGTATATGAGGATGACAAAATCTCAAGTAATCTATATGACAAGCTGGATAATAAACTATTGACTATATTACGAGATGACTTTGGATACGAATGTGAAATCCAAAACTTTGGCGGTTCGTTCTTTGGTTCTTACTATCTTGTAATATATCTCTAAAATAAATACACTCCACTATATAGAAAGAGAGGTAAACATTATGTTTAATAAAATTTTTAAGAAGTCTTCTAGCAAGAAGATTGAAGAAACTATCAATGCTAAACTCGATGAGTTAAACACTAGACTTGCTAGTGCTGAAATTGGCAGTGATGAGTACGACCAAACACTTGGTGAAATTGATATTCTTACCAAATCACTCATGGACATCAAAGACCGTGAACTTAAGGTTAAGGATAAGAAGTTGGAACCAGCAGTCAAAGCCGCACTAATCACAACAATTGGAGGTGCCGCGGCAAGTATTCTAGGTATTCTAATTATTCGGGATTATGAGGCAGAGGATGGCATCTTCACTTCAAGCGCGAAGTCATTCGTTAAGAAAATTTATTAAAGTAGGGAGTGTATACCACTCTCTCTTTTTTTTTTTTGAAAGGATATTTGTATGGAACCTAAAGTAGCGGAGTATATTTACTACGAGCCTTATTTCGATAGATCATTCAGGCAGTTATTCTTTAACTATATCTATGGGATATTGTCAGAAAACCACCTTGAGGCTACTGAAGTTGACTTTGAGATGTTTCTTATCATCTTCACAACAACCATGATGACTATTAACTTTACTTCAACATCAGACATCGTATTCTATCATAAAGACGACCTCAGACAGATCTACTTTGGTTACTTCAAGATGAAGGTGGTAACATCGACTTCGCAGGAAACACTAAATAAGATAATCTCCCGAATGCGGAGTAAGATTGTTGAGTATGATTTGTCGCCTACGGATGTAGACTTTGAAAACTGTATTGATCTCATTAAGGAAGATCTTCCCGAATCATATTTGGATCAAATGTCGGATATTATAGCTTATAAATGGTCTTATTTCAAAGAGTCATATTATAACATTGTTCGTATTCTACATGGAATGAGGGGGTATAAATGACACCAAAAGAAAGACAAGAACAACGTGAGGAACGCTACCGCAATATGACGGATGAAGAGTTTATTCGTCATTTTGTAGCGGATGCGGTAATTCTCACATGTTATACAGATATCAAATTTAACGATGCTGATGAATGGGCAGAATGGTGTACCGAAGAACATGGCGAATGGTATTGCGGTAAATCCTTCTATAGCCTAGCATCAGATTTCAAATACTACATTGAAGAATGTATTAGTAATGCGGAAAAGATAGTTAATGAACTATTATAAGGAGTATAGTCATGAAAAAGAAACCTACTATTTTTACAGTTATTGCAGTTTTAGTATTTTTAGGTATTGGATTTTGTGTGTACCATTTTACGCCTCACTCACCAAAAGCAGATATTGTGACTGTTGCCGATGTCCATCAACTTGACACTGATGCTGATTGGAAAGGTAAGATCGCTCGCTTGGAAATCACAGAAAGCTCACTTGAGAGTTATGATAAAGAAACTCTGAAGTACGGCTTCTTAGGTAAAGTCAAAGTCAAGGGCTCCCCTGGAGAAGTCTATGGCCAATTTAACATGTATGACGTGCATAACCTGCCAAACATTCACATTGGCGACATTCTCTATGTTCGAGTAGTTGGACTTGAAGGTAGCGGTAATGTTTTTGGCCCAATGATTAAAGGCGATATTATTTATGTTGAGAAAGGAAGTCATTAATGCGTAACGAAATACTACTATTCCCAAACAACGAGATCCTTGTCAATGCCTTATACAGAACAAGGATTACACATCATACTAGATCAAACCATGGTATAAGATTACATATTTCTCCAATTAGCACTGCTGACCATATCGAAGATGATTTAGATGTTATGGAAAGTATCGGGGATTACTTATTTGATCTATACCTAAAAGATCCACGGATTGCGAATAAATTAATTCGTCCGAAATACTACTATAACTATAAAGTTAGAAGTTGGGTATTTACATTTGATTTTAAATAAAAAAATTACAAGTCACTTATTAGAAACGAAAAATAATTTAAAGGAGGACATTAACATGTCAAATAAAGTTTCAAAAATCAAAAATGAAGAAGTTATCGAAGACGCAGTAGAAACTGTTGTCGATACCACTACTGAAAATGTTACTACAGATGTAGTACCAGTAGAGCCAACACAACCAGCGGAAGTTGTCAAACAAGGTAAGGTTAAAGCAACCTGGAATTGGATTAAACAGCACCCATGGGCTGTAGCGGCATCTATTGGTGCTGGTCTAGGAGTAATTATTCTCGGTAAGAAGGTATACGACGCAGGAATGCCTGCGGAATTCGAAGTAACCGAAATCAAGAATGATGTTATTGAACAACCTATGGAACATGAAGAAGTCGAAACTAAAGAAGAAGAAGTTTCTGAAGAAGAATAGTTGGGTATTTTTACCCAGCTTTCTTTTTTTTTGAAAAGGAGAAGGTATGAAAAAGACGTATTTAGATAAATATCCATATACGTTGGAGCGACTACCACATCGGTACTCAGATCGCGTCGACGTTATTGTCCGAATTGAACCGCTTGATAGCCCTCGAGCAACTGACCTATTACTTAATCTGGGATCCACTTTACACAACGCCTCGATTGAAGGTATGCCGTTTAAAGTAAAAGATCAGTTCACAGACCCGTCGGATATGGAAGAAGGTAAACTTCGTATCACACTATCGGGCTATCAACTTTAAAATTTTTACCACCTACTATATAGAAAGGGAATAACTTGTATTACTTGGTGTATGTTGAGAGCACACTTTAATAACGAGGCGTCGGTTTGATTCCGACAGGATACAAGAAAACACTTTCTATTTTTTTTTTTGAAAAGGAGAATTCATATGACACAAACGGACTATAACGAAATCCGTTCTACCAACGTAGCGAAGGTTGAAGTAGAAGAAAAGATTACAGTCGAAGCACCTGAAAACGAACGAGTTCCTAAGAAGGCTGTTGTTAAAGGCTCTACGGTTGAGGAACGGAAACCAGGTCTTATGACACGACTTGTACGCGGTATCTTAGGACCAAATGGTATTCGAGCTATCGGTTCATATTTAGGTAAAGAAGTCATCATGCCTGCTATTAAAGACACCCTGGTTAATACAATTAACACCGGGGTAAACATGGCAGCGTATGGTGAAGATCGTAGTCGTTACAACGGTGGATGGTCAAATCCTGCTCGATATAACAGCCGTGTTGGCAACCAGACATATACCAACTACTCTAGTGCATACCATAACAACAATCCTCAGGCGCAAGCAATTAACCCGCCTACACGAATTAAGGATATTTTACTGTTCACATGGAATGATGCGGCTACAGTTCTAGAAAACCTTAATCGGGATATTGCTACATATGGCTATGCCCGTCTTGCTGACTACTATGATTATGCAGGACAACCTAGTACCAACTATACAGACAACGCTTATGGTTGGAGAATGTTAGGCGATATTCGTATTGTACCTACTCGTGGTAAGTATCTATTGGCATTACCACCAGTTGAAGTAATTTAATAAAAGGAGCCATAATCATGAACAAAAAAGTAATCTTGAACACAATTAAAATCGTCGCATTCGGTGTCGTACCATTTATGGTTGAAAATGGTAAGAAAGCTTTGGATAAAGCTCTTGAAGCAACTGAAAAAGCTTCTACGAAGGAGTAAATATGTGTAGTTTAATCTTTATTATTCTATTACTTATATTGCTTGCCTTATTAGGTATATTATCATATATTGTAGCCTATTTCCTAATCCCCATCATTATTTTAGTTATTATTGCATGGGCGCTAACTATCTTATTTAATTAAAGGAGAACTTAACAATGTCTAAATGGAGTTATGAACTATTTAAAGAAAACGTCGCTGTACTTGCACACAACTATAAGAAAAAAGAACCTCTTATCATGACTGTAGGGGGTATTGCTGGTTTCGTAGCAACTGCTGTACTCGCATATCGTGCAAAAGCTAAGATCACAACTATTGTTGAAGATATTGAAGCTATGCGTGAAAACGACATGCCTGTCCCAGTTGGAGAAACTATCGTTCGTGTTTCTAAAGCATTGACGCCTACTATCACTATGGCCACTCTATCAACGGCTGCTGTCCTTCGCTCATACCATGTGTTGACAGGACGTAATGCCTTACTTGCATCTGCCCTTGCATCTGCTACTCAAGCTAACCACAAACTTCGCCGTCAAATCCGTGAGCAATATCCAGATGATCCAAATGCTCAATTCATTGGTGAACGTGAAGAAGTTCTAGCAGGGCCTGAAGAAGAAGGCAAGAAGAAACCTAAAACTGTTTCTGTAATCAACACTAACGATGTCCAATGGATGGAATACGCCTACTTTAATAAATCACAAGAATTTGTTAAAGACGACTTGAACTACAACCAAATGTTCATCACAACAATGTTCAATGCGCTTGATGAAAAACGCCGTCGTCAAGGATTCCTTAACCTTACAACTGCCTATGACGTGTTGAAAATCCCATTGGAAAAACACGAACGTCGTGCCGGTTCTGAACTAGGTTGGACAGACAATGATTTCTTTGACTTTGACGTACATGTAGTTATGGTTAAAGACGAAAACGGATATCCTTACCCAGTGCCAGTAATCGAATTCTCTCCAGTTAAGGATATTACCACTGGTGTAGATTACGGTAGTGATATTTCAGACTATCTTATCTAATAAAACATATAAAGGAGCAACAAATTATGGAAAAACATGGTATTGTAAAATCAGGTCTAATCGCATTCGGTCTTGTTAACCTTGGATATATCGGATACGCTTTGTATAAGAACTTCAAGGACTACAAGAACAAAGAAGGTGAATACGCTGAAGAGCAACCTGAACAATTAGAGTTGTTCGATGCAACTGAAGTCGATGCTGAAATTGTGTCTGACGAAGAAGTTGTAGAACCAACTCCACGTCGTTCTGAAAAGAAGAAATCTAAAGTTAAGTTCTATCTAGGTATCGGTCTCTTGGCTACTGCTGTTATTGGCGGATACTGCTACGGTTATCGTTCTGCTTGGGTTAAACGTAGTAACATCGCTAACGAATCAGAAGAGCTATTACATGCGGTTATTGATGACCGTAAAGACTACAGCGATTTCCTTGAACAGGAACTAGTTAACCGTGAAATCAAGTTGGGTGTTGAGCGTGAAACAATCGTGTCTAATGCAATCAACATGATCCTGCCTGATTACATGGATACTCGCTGGGTGTCATTTAATGAAGACGGCACTGTACGTTCAAACTATACCCCTAAAGTCTCAGAAGACCATGATGTAGAAACCATCACAACTGCTGTTGAAGATACATGGAACAAGCTATACGAAAAGGTTGTAGTAGCTCCTATGTCTCCGGAAAAAGCTGAAGAAGCTTAACTAGCAAAAGAATATAGAGAGTAAAGGACCAGGCTGGTTCATATACCAGTCTTCCACTATATTCTAAGGAGGTTTATATTATGGAAATCCAATTCAGACAAGACAAAATAGATAAAGGACTAAGCCTGTCATATTCAGATGATGGGTCTTTCTTTTTAGAAGTATTTGACGATGCAGACGATACTGGTATGAATATTCCACTAGATGCTGACGAATTAGAGCTGGTTAGAAACTGCATTGACCATATTTTGAAAAGGGGCAAGTAATGGATAAAGAAAAACTATTAAAGGCGGGTATCCTTACAGCACTCGCCGCTGGGGTTGGTTATTTCGCATATCGATTTGTGAAAGAAACTAAACGCCAAATCAAGGAAATGGAAGAAGCAAATGCTGCTCAAACGCAAGAGCTCTTAGATACAATCAAGTTAAGAGATGAGCAACTTGCATTGGCTGAGGAGCATATTGACGCTCTTGTTTACGGTACTCCTGAAGAAACTCCAGATGTAAACGAGGAGTTGGAAGAGATGCGACGTTCTCGTACTCGTGTTCACTCAACTACTCTTGAAGAAGGAGATATCGCTCCAACTGATGAAGACGATTATCATGCAGGGGCTACTCAAACTGCAGAAGATGTTGAACATCATAATGTCTGGAAGGAAAACGAATATTTCCAAACTGGAGAGCAAAACATTCCGTATTTTGTAATTGAATCAGCTAAAGAATTAAAAGGAAATGAGGGCCAAAGTATGCGCCATGATACTGACCCTAATAGCGTAGAAGCATGGAACCAATATAAAGCGGTTATGATTAGTGAGTTGTATGATGATACTCCAATCGCACAAGCCGTATCTGAACGCTATGGTATGGGTCTCTTACTAAGTAAAACGAACATCGTATCTATTATTGATGTATTCTCTGAATTGCTTGAAGTTAACGATACGAAGATTGTACAACCTTATAACGCCTTCGACAACAACGTATGGGAAGATGTATATGACCGCCGTATCGACTTCTTCGGACCAGATACATATTATGCATCACTACAATTCCCTGTAACCTTCGGTGAAATTCTCTATGAATACGCAAGCAAATTTGTAGATGACACTGAAGACGGAGCATTGTTACCAATGGTTGCTTATATGTTGTATGAATCAGGATTGCTTGATGCAGAGACAATCGAACAAAAACTTCTTATTATCAGTAAGATCCTTGAACACCGTAACGTTCGAGAAATCGGTAACGGTATGAAGAAACTAAGTATGTTCGGTCGTGTTGTAGATCGCCTAGCGCCTGAAGATACAGGTCATGAAGTTCGTTTATATACAGAGTATAACGAATTTATCGGCCGTGCAAGTGCGTTTGAAGAAGAGTACATGGCAAATATGGAGGATGACGACGATGATGAATAATATGGGACAAGAAAGTGTACTAGTAAAATATTCTTTTGACGGTATCAACTTCAGTTCCGATTATATTCCATCAGATCATCTAAAACCATTTAAAGACGCGTTTATTAAAAATGAAGTATTTATAATTAGACGCGATATGACTTCTGCTGTTGGGGACTCCCCATTTTTAGGTAGCGCATGTAATGAAAAATTTATTGATATGAGCAAGGTTGTAATGATAGGATTTTAAAGGAGCTAATTTATGACAGATAGAAAACCGGATTTCTTCAATATTACGGTTGAGGAACTATCGGGGCCTAATCGAAAAGCCGATGCTGTCGTTTCTGCAGACTTTACCTATTTGGATAACCAAGGCGCTGATGTACAAGATATTGTTGTAAAAGGTGGTGCCTTTTATGCAATGTGGGATGGTGAGAAATGGTCGATGGAGAAAAACGATGTAGTTCGTGCTGTCGATCATGAGATTAGAAAGAAATACGCTGAGCTTAAGACTAAGGGATATGAACGCATATCTCTTAAGTTTATGCAAAATGCAGGATCCGGACTTATGCGCAACTTCGTAAAGTATTGTGAAGACGCACCAGAGTCCTTGCAGGTATTCAACTCTAAGATCGTGTTCAGTAATTATAAGGTGTCTCGTGATGATTATTCTACGTTCCAGCTACCTTATACACCAACTACCCAACCTACACCAGCGTTTGACGAACTCTCATCTGTTCTATATGCTCCTGACCAACTAGATAAAATTCTCTGGTGTTTAGGTGCATTGTTTACAGGAGAGATTATCAATATTGATAAATTCTTATTTCTATACGGCCCTGCAGGAACCGGTAAAGGTACTATTATTAGAATAATCGAGATGTTATTCGGGCAGTATATTGGAGGTATTGACCTTAAGCAACTGACTAGTGGTTCTGAGTATGCGACAGGGACCTTGCAAGAACTCCCGTTGTTGATTGACTCGGATACTGACTTAAGTCGGATTAAGAACGATACCCCATTACTTAAGGTAACATCTCATGAGGAAGTATTCGTACGTAAACTTTATCAAAGACCGTATCCTGTAACATTTAAAGGTCTGATTATTACTGCATCTAACCAACGTGCTCAATTCCGTGATTCGGACTCAGGGATTGTACGGCGGTTACTTAAAGCAGTTCCTACAGGTCATCTTATCGCAGGCCCTCGATATAAGGAGCTAATGAATGGTATACAATATGAACTAGCAGGTATTGCACAAAAGGCGATTGATACATTCTCTCGCTTAGGCGCTTTCTACTATGCTAATGATGTTGATATCGAAATGCTTGAGTACGGTGACTCTATATTTGAGTTTGTTCGTGAAAACGTACTCTTGATGCAGAATAACCCAACTCTCTCTGAAGTCGAGCTTATTTATAAAGGTATGCTAGAAGAAAGAGGTTGGGAGACAAATGGTTATAAGAACCGGTTGCGATTAGGTTTGCAACGTTTCTTTGAGACATATACTAAAGATACTAAAGACGAGGAGGGTAATCGCAAACGTCATTGGTATCGTGGTTTCAAATATGATGAAGCTTTTCCTGAGACTAAAAAGAAACAGGAATCGTCTAAAGTAGGATCTAAGATTGATCTGACTATGGGACGGACAACTTCACGATTTGACTTAGAAGGAAAGGACTGGCCTGCACAATATACTAATGATGCGGGTAATCCTTTAAAGAAATGGGACAATGTCACTACAACCCTCAAGGAGATTGACCCAACTAAATTGCATTTTGTCCGTGTTCCAACTGAACTTATCGTTATTGACTTCGATTGTAAGAATGAGGCGGGTGAAAAAGACCTTGCTAAGAACTTAGAATTGGCTTCTAAATATCCTCCGACATATACCGAGGTTTCTAAATCAGGTGGCGGTGTCCACTTGCATTATTGGTATGATGGTGATCCAACTCGCTTGGCTAATCGTATATCCGATGATGTTGAGATCAAAGTATATAATGGCGGGTCATCGTTAAGACGGAAACTTATTTCTGCAAACGATCTACCTGTAGCTCATATTTCAAGCGGGCTACCTTTAAAGGAGGATAAGAAAACTATGTATAAGGACGTGGAACATATTATTTGGACAGAACAAAAACTTAAGAACTTCATCGAGGCTTGCATGCGTAAAGAACACCATGGTGCGACGGCTCCAGAGGTTAGTTTTATTAAAGACAAGCTTGACGAGGCATATGGGTTAGGTGTAACGTATGACCTACGACATATGCAGAATGATGTTCTTAAATTCGCGCTTAGCTCAACTAATCAAGCGCAACAATGCATGAAAATGGTTGCTCAGATGAAGTTCTCTAATGTACCTGAGAACGAAACTGAATCAATCTCAGAATCTCTTATCTTACCTGATGAGGAAATCACATTCTTCGACTCGGAAGTCTTCTGTAACCTATATATGATTGGTTGGAAGAAATACGGTCTTGAGGTACCAGAGGCTATCTACCGAGGATTAGAGGACTGTACTAGCCTAAGTGAGATTGAAACTATCCTTGTTAACGAATGGTGGAGTCAGAACAAAGACAAGATTGGTATTGAAATCAATCCTACACCGCAACGTACACGAGAGTTGTTTGATACGCATAACATGATGGGCTTCAACAACCTTGGGTATGATAACCATATTGCTTATGGACGTATGCAGGGTGATGATGAGATGGCCTGTTATAAACGGTCTCAAGGTATCATTGAGAAAGGTGATAAGCGAGCTAAGATCTGGGCGGCTAACGAAATCTCATATGGTGATATTTACGAGTTCCTAGATACTAAGATGTCATTGAAGAAATGGCAGATTAAACTAGGTATCCGTCATGACGAGTTCGAATACGATTGGACCAAACCGCTTCCTGAGCATGCTTGGGGTCGTTGCGCTGCATATATGCTTAATGACGTAACCTCAGAGGAAGAGTTATTCAAATCTAAAGATGGTCAAGACGCATGGAACGCTCGTAAGATCCTTGCTGAGATCAATGGTCTATCACCTAACGTTAAGACTCAGACACAAGCTGAGAAATTCTTATTTGGCGATGACCCAACACCACAAGATAAATTCAACTGGTATGACCTTGCTGAGGAATTCCCAGGATACAAATTTGACAAATTCAAACGTAAATCTGAGTTTATGGGAGAAGACCCATCTGAAGGCGGTTATGTGTATGCCGAGCCTGGTGTATATGAGAATGTAGTTGTTCTTGACGTAAAATCAATGCACCCGCATAGTTATATTGCTATGAACTACTTCGGTCCATATACTCCTAAAGTTGAGGCCTTGGTTGAATGTCGTATTGATATTAAAGAAGGACGTACTGACTCATCAATGCATCGATTTGATGAAGTAGATCCTGCCTTGTCAGAAAAACTTCGTCCATATTTCGAAGGGTCATCAGTTAAAGGTCTTGCCCATGCACTTAAGATTATCGTTAATATTATTTACGGTATGACATCAGCGCCTTGGCCTAATAAATTCAAAGACCCTCGTAACATCGATAACTGTGTCGCTAAACGGGGTGCCTTATTTATGTTGATGCTAAAACACGAGGTTCAAGGTAAAGGTTACCAGGTGGCTCATATTAAGACAGATTCAATTAAGATTGTTAATGCTGACGATTATATTATTGAGTATTGTATGAAACGTGCACGTGATTTCAAATATGAGTTTGACCACGAACACACGTATTCTCGTATGGCCTTGCTCAACCGTGCTACTGTTATTGCTGAAATCGGTTGGCCGGAAGATGAGAAAGGTAAATGGGAAGCTATTGGTGCACAGTTCGGTAAGAAAACGAACCCATATGTCTACAAGACCCTCCTTAGCAAGGAAGAGGTTAATGAAAAAGACTTCTTCACAACTAAGGAAGTTAAGACAGCTATTTATCTTGATGACCAATATATCGGTAAGAATGCACAAATCTACGCTTCTAGAACAGGTCGGGAGATCTCTCGTACTCAACCAAGTAATGTCGCACAAATGATTCAATCGCGATGGATCAAACCACGATATTTACTTCAACGTGAGTCGCAAGGATTAACGCCTGCTCAATTAGAAGAAGCTAAGAAACGCAAGATCGCTGCTGAACTTGGTCTGGACTATAACGAAGTCGATTATATTATCTCTAACGGCTTCCCTGATACAATCGTAGACAAGCATGTTGCTGTAACTGGAACTACGGGGTATCGTTGGGAACTGGCAAGTAATTATAAAGGCTTCGACGATATTGATATGACCTATTACCACCAGCTTATACATGAGGCTGTCAATGACGTCTTCGCAGTTGGTGATGGTAATATTATCTTTAAAGGAACTAAATACGAAAGAGAGTAGTTTATGTTTAACAAAATTAAGAAACTGTTCTCTAAAAAGGCAAGCGAAGTCGAAGAGGTCCAGCCAACCATCTTCGGTTTCATTGCTACTCTAAAGGGAGTTGACGATCTTGGGGACGCAGTTCCTACTCAGATATTCATCATCCCTAAAGAGGAAGAAGAGAATATTTACAACATTGTCAAAACTGGTGAGTACAACACTTTGGTTCTATATGACAATAATCGTATCCAATTCAAACCACCGACAAATGCCTCATTGTTATTAACTCCATTTTACTCTGTCGAGGAATTGAATGGTGCATTGAAGAGTATGCGTGACCAAGGAGTTAGAGGAGTTGTAGGCTGGCCTATTCCAATCGACTATTAGAGGTGACTTATGTTATACTTAATTGATTCTAACATTAGTACATCATCTCAACAGTTAACTCGGATCATGAGGATCTTGGACAAATACGGAGCTAAGTATACCTTACTATCTACATACAAATCCGCAGGTAGGTGGGCAGATCATTATTCACCAACCTTGGATAAGGAAATTGTAAAAGGTATTCTTAAGTTCTATGACTACGATCTTAGTAAGGTAGCGAAATCGCCAAACTCCTCTACAGTAAAGACTATGTCTAAAAAGCATCCACAGGCAGTAAGAGAATACCGATCAGTATCTTTCCAAGATAAGAAGCTTAGCGAGGTTATTGACTGGTTCTCTGAGCATCCGCAATTCTTAAACGTAGGCATAATGTACGAATCACGAAACGGTGCATGTACTGCTAATTTAAGAAATGACGAGTTCCGTGCTTTCTTACCTCGTAGTAAAAAGGATAAGACAAGATACGCTGCACTCAATGTTGCCTTTGGTGAGTTAGGTATTTCTGAAAATGAGGTAGTAACTCCTCGTCCGAAAAAGGCCAGTTTCGGTCATCATAAAAGCGGATATAAGTGGGAACTCTAAAATATTTACATTCCACTATATAGAAAGAAAAAGGAGGTTCAGACAATGAACAAGGTATTAAACACTGTTGCTGCAAGCGCAATTGCATTATATATGGCGGTCATCGCGACCGATGTATATGACGGAAGTGTATTGCAAACAAAAGTTAATAATGGCGTTAAAAAGCTGAAAGACGCTTTTTCTGAAAAAGACTAGGAGTTGGGTATTTTACTCAGCTCTTTTCTTTTTATTTCTTTTATGTGGGAGGTAGTAGTATATGAAGCATAAAAAAGAGATAGAAACACATGTCGCACACAACTCAAATTGTAAACAAAAAGGAGAAAACATCATGAAACACTTCACATTCAAACTTGCAACTATGGGTATTGTATTGTTTAGCGCTGCTCTTATCAGCGATCACGTATTCGCAGATGTGACTAAAGCAGAAGGATCTACGGAACTTGTAGCGACTGATCCAGAAGTTACTGTAACTAAATCAGATGACACTATCTGGTCTGAAGTAAATGTAAACATCAAAACCGATATCCCTGATGAAGTTCAAATCAACCAAGGTGACACTATGACCTTTAATGTCCCTAACGAACTTTCATTTGAAACCAACTACAACTTCCCTGTATACAATAACACAGGTGAAGCTGAAGTAGGTAATGCTGAAGTTAAGGCTGCTGAGAACACAGTAACTACTACTTTCAACAACTACTTTGCAGAGCACCCACTTGACAAATCTATCTCGCTTAACCTCAACACACGTATCAACCGTGAAGTTGTACAACCAGATACCAAGCACGAAATCTCATTCAACGGTACTGTTGTTGAATTGAACGCTGGTTCTAAGGGTGTAGAACCTACTGATGAAGCATTGTATAAATACGGCTGGCAGGATAAAGATGACCCATCTGTTGTTAACTGGACTGCTCGTATCAACTACAAGAAGTCTTACATGGAAAACGTCAACATCTCAGATACATGGTCTGACGATCAAGAATACGTTGAAAACAGTTTGAAATTCTACTATGTTAAGAGTGTAGATCCATTTGTATACGACGCGCCTGCAACTGACGCATTAGCAAATGCTAAATTACGTACAAACGGTTTTGACACAAATCTTGCTAAGATTGATAAACAAACCTTATATGTTGAGTACAAAACTAAACTCAAACAAATGGAGTACAACCCTACTAATAAGATCAACGTTAGCTGGGATGGCGGAGGAACAGGTTTTGATGCCGAAACCAAGCTTGTAGGAGGAAACGGTCGTGCTGATGGTAAGACTCGTCCTACATTCGAAATCCCTAAAGAGTCTCCTAAAGTGGAGATCCCTGAGTTCCAAGGAGGTATCCCTGGTATTCCTGAAGAACGTGAAAAACTACCTGAATGGACTGGTGGTGTAGTTCCAAATGAAGCTCCTCAAGTTGATAAACCAGAATTCCAAGGCGGTATTCCTGGTATTCCTGAAGAACGCGTGAAACCTGAATTCGAAGGCGGTATTCCTGGTATCCCTGAAGTGCGAGAAAAACCAGAATTAGATATTAACGACATTCCTAAAGATCCAGAAACTCCTAAACCACAAGATCCAAAACCAGTAGATCCTAAGACTCCTAAATCTGAAGATCCTAAAACACCAAAACCACAAGAACCTAAAGTTCCTAAAGTAGAAAAGGTTGTAGAAAAAGAGCCTGTTAAGAATGATATTACTCCTACAACTCCTGCTTCAGCACCAGCAAAAGCTACTCCCGTATTTACACAAAAAACTTTGCCGGTTACAGGTTCTATCGTAAGTAACACAATCACTGTTATTGGTGCAGTAGCTGGTCTATTGGCGATTGGACTTAGTATCTTCGCAGGTTATGACTCACGTAAGAAAGGTCGTAAATAATGAAACGCGGTAAGAATAATAAAGCTAGACTTGGTGCTAATCTACTTCGTAAGGTTAAAAATGCTGAGGCGGTTATTGTAGCAAGTGTACCAAAACCATTCCGAGCATCCGGTAAATCAATGCCCCAGATTAGACATTTGGTTATGTTAAATAATATGCGATGCTACGTTCTAAAGACTAAGGTTAAGAACTTGAATCCTAAAGTTATTAAAGGGCTCTTAGGCATTACTAAACTTATCATGGCCAACTATTCCTACGGCGAAAACGTATATCATGAAGAAGAGGAGAAATTAAATGACCAAACTAACAGCACAGAAAATGCATGATGCACACAAGGAACTTCAAGAGATCTTCGTTAAGAAGAATATCGACTATGGTAATTCATTCGAAGAGTCGCTTGAGAAACACGGCCTAATCGCTGCTATTGTTCGTATGGAAGATAAGATGTCTCGTTTAAACACACTATCTAAGCAAGAAGCGCTTGTAACAGATGAGTCTCTTATTGATACACTCAAAGACCTTTCTAACTATGCTCTTATGTCTGCAGTATGGTTGGAAGGAACTAAGAAAGAAGTGGATTTTTTAAATAAAGTCAGTCAGGCTGTTACTACTAGTCCATTAACAGCTACACTTGATACAATTAACCCTAATCTTTCGCCAGCGGCAATGGTTGATAACACACGGTAAGTTACTATGGATCCTATAACGTTTAATCCGGATAACGGACTAGATATTCTACGGACTATGAAGTCTCCCAAGCAGATGGGTCGTCCTAAGAAGTTTGTAGACGATGAGGAAATCCTAATTTGTAAACAAGCCGGTTGGTCGAATCGGACGATTGCTGTTAGTCTAGGCGTCTCCAAGGATACTATAAATCGCAGAGTTCGTAAACTCGTTGAGAATGGTATCATCAACCCCGATAATTATGACTATAATTTCAGCAATCCTAGTGCTGTAGATCAGCCTCGACGTAAAAACAAAGAGCGTTGGGAAATGTGGCATGGCCCTGGAGTCTAATTTTTACATGCCTCTCTATAGAAAGAGAGGTAATCAATTATGACTACATTTAATTATCAAGGTATGGAATACGATGAAAAGACTATTGGATTCCTTATTGGCTATAGCAGACACGTTAACCGCCTGTATATGGGTCGAGTTCTAGAACAATATTTTAGATCAAGATGGACTATATTCGCGGAAGAAACCTTTGCTGATATCAATAGGATTATGATACGTCTTGAAGGTAAGGTAAGCCAAAAACTATTAGATGATCTAAGTGATTTACTTGAAGATCTACGAAAAGAGGTCGGATGGACCAAACTTGATGAGGAAGCTATTCGCTACCTAGGTATTAAATACTTTACGGAACTCCCAGAAGAGGATCGTAATCTACTTAATAGATTCTATGTAGCGTCTCAGCAAAACTAATCGAGTGAGGATACATTCCTCCTCTTTTTTTTAAAGGAGCAAAACAAATGGAACTATTCGTAACAGACAATGAACTTGATCGTGGTGCGAACTGTCTTAAGACTATGTGGGGTCGAGACAATATTGTTGAGATTGTTAGACATCATGTAAGCGCGGTCAAGGGTATGGCTGAGACTATGTGTTATATGCAAGGTAAGATCCCGCCTGATAGTCTACCGCCCTTAGCTGACTTCATCGACAACCTATGTCAGTCTATCCTGGGTACAGACAAATATTATATCTACGCCGCGCATCCTACGATTGAGAATACTATTCTTAAATGTCATAAAGGACCGTCATTGCATGGTCATGTGATGAACCCGGTATCTGCTGTAATGCAGGTATATCGTGATAAAGATGGTCTATGCTGGTATATCTCAGACAAACCGTTTGAGTCCCATGCTTTGAAACCGTTTACTATCTACAACAAAGGTAACGGGTATTTTGAATACTACGGACCTAACGCACCGTTGGGATCAGACTACTATATTGAAGAGTTTAAGGAGTGGTAAGATGGACGAAATTAAGTTAATCACATTCTGTACTATTTACTCGCGGTCTAAACTTCAGCTTATTGACCTATATAAGAAATTGCACGAGCACGCTAAGACTTATGGTTATTTGACTGTAAAAGACTACGTTCGCATCTGGCAAAAGATCCCAGAAGGAAAAGAAGCTTTAACAACACAATCTGCATCAGATGAATGGGGTGTTACAGTTAATGACTTCCCTGCTAAGATCAGTATTAAGAAACACCCTATCAACGGGTATTATCTACATATGCCCTCAACATATCTATTGTAGGTGATATTATGGATAAAGGTGTATATAAAGAACTTAAATACGTCTTTGATGATGTAATCTACAATCATAAGCAAGACGGTACTGTCGACGGTGTGACCTTATGGTTTTATCATATTAAGGATCAAAAGCAGTTCAAGCGTAAATTCCAAGATTACCGGTTATGGTTAATTCATATACAAGGGTTCTGGTATAAAACTGTATTCGAGGAGTATATTGACATGCCAGGACAACTTGGATTACGGTTTACTATAATCTGGTAGTCTAATTTTTACAGCTTACTATATAGAAAGAATAAGGAGGTTCATAAAATGAACGACGAAAAACGTTATGAATACGACGGATGGTTTCCAGGAGTAGAAGGAGACAATACAGCATATGGATTGTTCTGGGATTCAGAGAACAGCTATCGAGCATGTATTAAACCAATGGAACAAGATGAAGCTGTTGAACTTTGGCATTCTGTTCAAGAAGAACACGCCGCTGAAGTCAAAGAAGGCGCATCTCACGTTGGTAAATACATCGCGATCGGTTGCGGTCTGTTTATCGGACATAAGTTGCTATCACACTCCGGAGCTTATGAAAAAGCTAAACGTTGGATTTCAAATAAATTCGGCAAAAAGGAAGATGAAGGAATTATTATTTCTGAAGAATAGGAGTTTGGGTATTTTTACCCAGCTCTTATTTTTTTTTAAAGGAGTATTGAAATGATTAGAGAAGTAATATTAAATAGTTTTGCAAGTATGCTATCTAAAAAAGACCGTGATGGACTAAACTCAGCTGTTCGTTCGATTATAGCCAATCCTAAAACCTTTTTGGACAATAAGACTTTTAACGAGTTCCAAGAATGGCTCGGATATAGAGGGGGTCGTGATGAGGCATTATCACCTTTAACCTTACGCGTGTTTAGTATTGTAGCAGATAAGCTAGGAATTAACGCAGTTCACGTATACGAGCTTTGGGAAAACGATCAACTCATTTTCTACCCTGACGTTCCTAGTAGATTGACACCAACCATGTACGACTCACTTATTAAGTTGGAAAAACGCGCTAGTAAACTAGTTGATGCAGGTAAGAAGATCTACTTGGTTTATGATATGGGTTTCAACAAGATTGGTGTAACAAGTCTCTTCTTTAATAAATGCCATGGTCAAAAACCTTTCAACTTGGCGGATGTTAAAGCTGATATCCCATTCTTTAAAGCTCGGCATAATGAGAAGGAACGTGTAACTTTGAATGACCTGCGTAGAGTGTATGGTTACGACCCAATCCCATCTAAATCTAACTATGACGAGTACAGTCCATATCGTAACACTAAGAAACTGATCAAGCTTCTAAATCCTAGCATCACAAGCAAGAAATACAAACAGCAATACGAAGAGTCTTGGGATGTTAAATTCAACAAGACTGCGCACCAACAATTTAGAGTATTCAAAAAAGGATTGAGAAAAATATCTCAAGTTAAATTCGCTAATCCCGAATTAATATATTTAACAGTACAAGCTAGAACCAAACTTAACTATCCGTATAATATTTATGCGCTTTGCGAAGACGATACTCTCGGTAAATACTACTTAGAAAAGGTTATGTCAATTGTATCCTTACACTACGAAGACTGGGAGGTTTAATATGGGAGCTAACTTTATTGAGATACCTATCGAACGTGTTGAAGTACACTTTAAATCATCTGGTAGGATTATTAATCTTAAACCAGAATTTATTGGGCCTTATACTACAGACACTCTCTATGCGGATAATACGCCCTACTTATTAACTAATACAGTAGCTATCTTATTTAAGAGAGTACAAGATCATAGCTTTCTAGTGAACTTCAGTGATTGGTCGGTTGTTACTGAGGCAATTAAAAAAGACAATGCAATATTCCGGTTAATCACGCCACCAAGTTTTGATGATATTGACCTAACCCCTAATGAGATGTTATTCAATAAGTATATTGATATGTTTGAGTTTCGAGGCGCAGTTAAAAAGGAGGAGAACTAACATGACAGAACAAGTACGTAATTCTGAAGGACGTGTATTCAAGCAGGCATGGGGCCCACGTTCATATGCTAAGTCGTTATGGGATAGTATCGCGATGTATATGAACCGTCGTGGTGTTATCTATGACCAATGCCGTGAGTTCTCAGAGTATTCTCAAATTACTCGTATTGAGTACAGCCGAGTATACAAGTACCATGAGACGATGGCTCGTCAGCGGATCAACGAAATCCGTAAGGCAAACGGTCTTCGGACTATCCCGTTGAAATCCAACGACTGGTACCACGAGGATATTGTATTAGAAGGATTGGAGGATTATAAGTATGGAAAAGTCAGCTAAATATATCTACTTCTTCTTCATCATGGTTATCTTGACTATGATGTACATGGCACCGACTATGGTGATCATCTGGTTGGCAATGAAGTTTGGTGTACTTAAAGGTATTGGTTTCATCTTCGGTTTCTTCCTATTATTAGGGTATATTATGGCCCTGACGTCAATGTTTGTAGACCTTAGGGAGGGAGATACCCCACCTGTAAGAGAGCCTGAGGAACCTTGTAAGCTAATTAACTCTAACGGCTCACCATTCTCAGTATACCAAGAACTTAGCATATTCGAGAATTATGGGCTGGTTAATGTCTATAACAGGTTCTCAGAAGTCCTGAAACGTCTGGAGTTTAATAAGAGCTACCTAACAAAGGCTCAGCAACTAGCTTTGATGTTTACTTACCTCAGCTCATGTATGCCTAAGGATATTATCGAAGATGAGTTATTCATCTATAATGAATGGTATCAAGGACGAGTCGCTATATTATTAGCGATTGATGACCCTTTCAAATACGCATACAACTCAGATTGGTTAAACTTTGTTGAGTCGGATATTGAAGGAGACCATTACGTCTTTGTCATCAACCAGACTAAAGGCGTAACTGCATATAAAGGGACTAGGGACGAACTAGTCGAACAATTTAAATTAGATTGGCCGGAGTAAAACATGACAGAAAACAGAAAAGTAAAACGACCTGAAATTAAAGAGGTCAGTAGAAGTATTAAGGATATCTTAGAACCCGCATTTGATATTCTTAAATTGAAGCCCGCTGATGACAAGGAGTATATCGAAGATCTACACAAGATCATGCATGAAATTGTCAAAGGCGCACATTACAGATTTGATGCAACTGACCTTTGGGAGCTGTTCCAAATGGATTGTGTCTTTATTGCTACTCGTGATAGCTGGTTAAAGCAGATGCCTAAGAACATTATCACAATTCAACGTATCGCTGCTAACTTAAATAAACCTATCATCGACGTGTTTATTCACGAAGAAGAAGAAGACGGTAAATACAAGTTCGATGTCCGTATCGTGAAACCCACAGTCGACACTGGGAATAATAAATGGTTCTAAATAAAAGGAGACTACCTTGAGTGATAAAGCAACAAAACATGCAATATTCATTATAGCGTTCGCTATGTGTACTGCTTTCTTCTGGGGGTTGATTGGAATACTGGTTCTACTATTTATGTGGAACCCGCACTTCCTACCTCTAATAAAAGGTGTATTGATTCTATATCTCTTTGGTGTATGGGTTACGTCGGTTTATAAATTATGGGTAGGTGCTTATAAAGGACGTGAGTTCATTATCAGCCCTATCGAAGAGCGGGGGTATGACAACTACTGTACTTATGAAACTACAAAGAAGGATAAGGTGAAGAAAATGACAAGTGATGTTATCAAAGTTAATCTAACTCAGGCTAATAGAAAAAATGATTTACTCATGGGTTATGTTGCTAGTTTAAAAGAAAGCGGTATTATCATCGAGCTCATTAGTGAGAACTATGCCGATAACTGGTGGAATTCACTTGTGGTGTTCACTATGAGTGCTAACGATCTGTATAAGATCCCCGACATTATTGAGCAACCAATTGTTATGGGTATTGTTGACGAGAAATACGTCACTGATAACGTTAAGGAAATTGCTATTATTGTCCATAACGACTACTTGGAATAAGGAGGTCTAATATGACTAAAGAAAAACCAAAGTTCATTAAAATGTATGACCCTGAAACTGGCGAATATCTTGGACCATTTGTTAATATGACTCACGAAGAAGCCCATGGTAAAAAGCCAAAAGGAACTCTTGAAATCAAAATTGATAAAGAAGCCTGGGATAAGCTTAAGTATGAGCATGATGTTGACGGCGACCATGTTGAACTCAGTGGTCCTCCAGTATTTGATCCTATTAAAGGAACTCTTGAATTCAAGGTAGATAAGGAAGACGCTGACAAAATTGTTAAGATGCTCGGCGGTCTAACTGATAAAGAAGTTAAAGAACTGGCTAGAGCTTCTACGAACGCTGCCGAGATCTTTTGTCGTATTACAGATTGTACATATGATACATTCAACCGCTACGCAGAGAAATACGTATCAGCTATACCTACGCTATTACCTAATATTGTAAAATCATCCATAGCCACAATTTCATGTGTCGCAGATTTATCTGAAATTACCCTAAACGTACCCTTGCTTGTATATGTTTTATATTATGAACGATATAATAATAGTATACTCCCATCGTCACAAATGGATATTGTATTTGACATTGTTAGCGCTATGCTTGAACTGAAAAAAGAAGGTATGATACAATGAAGCTATTATGTAGACCAGATTACTACACCGAGCACCGTGATGAAATACTGGAGTTTGTCAAGCACAAGGAGGACATTATCTTCACCGCCGATCTGCCTGGGGTTAAGACGGATTTTGATTATTTCCTTATTGACAACGATACTGCACGCAAGATAAGTTGGCATATTAGTGAGGTATATGATAACTTGCTAAAGAACACCAACCTTCTGTCTAAGGAAATTGAGGATAGGGTTAACTATGAGACGACACATCGCTTCGAAATCCCTAAATTCAACTTCAAAAGACCAGAATAAACCCTTAGCACACCTCATTTTTACTATAATAAATCTGTAACTTATTACAAAGCTCTTAATAGAGGGAGTGAGATGGAGAGTTTTATACTCATATATTATAGGTAAAATATTATACGTATTTTTCTACTATTATATACCACTCTCTCTATCGCTTAACTACTTTATTTGCTAGAAAAGGAGAAAAAAATCATGGCAAATACACAACAACTTACACTTGAAAACGTTCGCGTCATCTTCCCTAACTTTGGAGGACGTGTTACAGACCATAACAAACTTGGTTCTCGCGAATTCTCTGCCCAACTAGATCCTGAAGTCGGTGCAGAACTAGCGGCACAAGGTTGGAATGTTAAATTCCCGTCTGAAGATCAGCCACATGGTAGAATCTTCTTGCCTGTAACTCTGTCTAATGGCCCTACGGTTCAACCATGGATTAAAATTGTCCTAGTTAATAATGGTCAAGGTACTATTGTACAGCCAGATGACGTTGAACAACTTGCTATGCTTGACAATGTCACACCTGGTGCTCGCGCAAACCTTATCCTTAATCCATATCACTGGACAGTTGGATCTAACTCTGGTATCAAGGCTTACGTTAAGAAGCTTTATATCTACTTAGACGATATCGATCCTGAACTTGCACCACATATGGAAGAGTTTGAACGCGATATTAACTACTTATAATAATGATTCCCAAAACACTTGGGAAGATAACCTTGAAGCCCGAGCAATATGAAGCTTGCTCTAAACTCAAATCTGGCTCTATATTAATGGGAGGTGTTGGTTCAGGTAAGACATATACGTCTATATTCTGGGCCGCCTCCCAATACGGAGTCGATTTTTTTACGGAAGAAAGACCTTTGATCGTCATCACTACTGCTATGAAGCGGGACTTGATTGAGAAAGGTGCTGAAAAACCCGACTGGCAACAATCTCTGGAAAATTGTGGGATACATAATTATATAGTAGACTCATGGCAAAACATTGAGAAGTACTATAATATATCTAACAGCGTTTTTATTTTTGACGAGCAGAGGGTTGTCGGTTATGGGAAATGGGGTAAGTGCTTCATTAAGACTGCTTGGAACGATAACAAATGGATATTGCTCTCAGCTACCCCTGGTGATGTATGGATGGACTATATGCCTGTCTTCATCGCCAATAAGTTCTACCGTAATAAGACTGAGTTCGTTTCTCGCCATGTGGTTTGGGATCCGTATGTCAAATTCCCTAAGGTCAAGCGCTACACAGGTACTGCCGTTCTTGAGAAATACAGGAACCAAATTATAGTACCTATGGGTGATAGTCGCCAGACAACTCGTCATAGAGATTATGTATATGCCGAATTCGACTCGAAAGCCTTATTGGATTTGGCTAACACAAGATGGAACCCATATACAGACGAGCCTATATTGAATATTGCTGAGTATACCCAGCTCGTTCGACGTATCGTGAACACAGATCCTGATAGAATTCGTATAGCCGAACACCTAATTAAGACACATAAACGGTTAATCGTATTCTATAACTTCAACTATGAGTTGGAAATCCTCAAGGATATCTGTGAACGCAACAACCTACTATACAAAGAATGGAACGGCCTCAAGCATGAGCATATCCCGTCTAGTGATGATTGGATATATCTTGTGCAATACACGGCCGGTGCTGAGGGATGGAACTGTACCACTACAGACTCTATCCTATTTTACTCAGTTAATTATTCATTTAGGAAAATGGAACAGGCGGAAGGTCGGATAGATCGGACTAATACCCCGTACAGAGACTTACACTATACTTATATCACCTCTCTTTCTAAAGTTGATAAGGATATTCTTAAGGCTGTACGAGATAAGAAACGGTTTACAGAGGCTGCTTGGGCTAAGAAACAAGGTTTTGTTCCTATTGATATGCAAATTGAAAAGCTTGAGGAGGACTGGTTATATGGCGTCGAGATTGGAAGCTGATTTCCAAAAGATGGTTGTTAAAAGGCTCAGAGAGGCCTATAGAGGGCTTCTGCTGGTCGCTAAGACAGACCCTGGGTCAATACAAGGGATGCCTGATTTAATCGTTCTATGTGGCTCTCAGTACGCTTTACTGGAGGTTAAACGCTCAGCTACGGCTAAGAAACGTCCGAATCAAGGTTATTATATCGAGAAATTCGGCAAGGATACCTTTACGGCATTCATTTATCCTGAAAATGAGCACCAGGTTATATGGTATATGTGCGAATTCTTCGGTTTAGACCCAAATCTATATTTCCAGGTTGGTGGAAAATAGATAACTTTCTACTATTATAAAGGAGCTATATATAATGTATATTGTAGAATTGACGGGTAGGTATTTCAAGGCACTAGGTGTCGGTTGTCTTTTACATAATGAGACAATGAGAATGCCTTATTTATTTAATACAGTTGGCGATGCAGTTGATTATATTAAATCTACGTATAATGTTTCTATATATTTAAACAAGGTTAGACCTATAAATGGAAATAACGATGTGGTGTATGTCTATAGGTTCTCAGATAGTGATGATGTATCTAAGGAAATTAACATTATCCCATGTAAACTATATTCTAGGGAGGGCTAATATAAATGGAATGGATACCACACTGGAACTTAGTAGGCAAACACGCATTTTTATCCCCATCAGGTTACTCTTGGTTGGGGTATGACTCAGATAAGATGGCTAGATCATATGAGAACAAGCAAAATGTTGCTCGTGGGACAGCTTTACATGAGATGGCGTCGCAACTTATTAAGTCAAAAACAGAGCTTGCACCTAAAAAGAAGGCTCTAAACATGTTTGTTAACGATTGTATACGTGAAGGTATGTCGTCTGAGGTGTTATTATACTACTCAGATAACTGTTTTGGCACTGCTGACGGTATAAAATGGGACGCAGATAACAAAGTTCTGCTTATTTATGACCTCAAAACCGGTGTTTCCAAGCCTTCATTTAAACAATTAGACATCTATGCTGCTCTATTTTGCTTAGAATACAACGTAAATCCTAAGAAAATTACCATTATTCAACGGTTGTATCAAGGAAATGGCTTTACTGAACAGGTCACAACGGCCGATAAAGCCCGAATTGATGGTGAAAATGATGGTAATATCGGTTGGATTATGTCACATATTAAGGAAATGAGTAAGATTATTGATGAAAAAGAAGCCGAAATCAGACCATTTAGGTTCTGGTAAGGGTCAAATTGGTAGGATAAATGTGTAAAATTCTACAGTTTTTGAACAAAATCGCTAATTTGCCCCTGACAAAAGTGGATCAAAAGTCGTGATTTTCCCCAATTTTCCCCAAAAAAAAGTTGGGGATAGAGCAAAAAACTTGGGGATTTTGCCCATTTTTGGCCCATTTCCCCACATTTGACCTACTTTTGATCCGACTTTTGATCCACTTTTTTGGGCCCTTTTTTGCTATAATGTATGAGTAAATTTAGGCCTATTTTTGCATGTTTTTTAGAGGTTTTTCAGTGCTTAAAAAGTGGATCAAAAGTCGGATCAAAAGTCCCGGAACTTTGGTGATTTTGGTCTTTTCCCCAAGTTTTCCCCAAATTTTTCTATAAATCCCCAAGTTGAATGTGGGGAAAATTAAAAAGCTTGTCAGGGGCAAATTTGGAAAAAAGGGGTCATTTTGGCCTGTTTTTGGCCTATTTTTGCTAAAATAAAGAGGTTTTCCCCAAAATCCCACGGTTTTTTCAGAAAACTTTTAAATATATTAATTAAGATTATATGTGTTTATTGTGGTATATTATGCATATTTATATATTGTCATAAATTATATATATATTATATTATTTTTTAATAATCTCGCGCGTACGGGAACTATAATATAAATATATAAAATTACCTAAATAAATAAGGTTTTTTAATCAATATATATAAAAAGTTTCTGAAAAAACGTGGGGATTGTGGGGAAAACATATTTATTCAAGTTTTTAGGGGTTTTCTCGAATTTTTGTAGATTTCTATAAATTTTGAGATTTTTGAGAAATCAGGTTATATATCACAACCTTTTATTTTGGAGTGGATATTTTATATGAGTTCCAAACTGCACATAATTTTATATGCGAGGTTTGCGTCGGTTAGTGCTGGCATAATATTTACCTCCTTATAAATATATTTTTGAACTTCATAATACATAATCGAAAAGCAGATTTTTTACTCACTACATTACATTTTTTCATGATTTCTTGTCGAGCGGTTCGTCCAATAGTTTTCCAATCGACAACAACCCATATTTATTTTATGGACCTTTTCATATTTTCTACGTTACATTTTTGCTGTTAAGCGGTTAAAATAGGTTATGTAAAAAGTTATTAACTTGAGTCTGAACTTGCATATTTAAAATTGTGTGTGGTTTAGAATTCATATCGATATCCAATTGGGAATAGGATAAAATGTTGTGATTTTTATGATTTTTCGAGATTTCTAGAAACAAAATGGCTAGAATAGGCCTGAGAGGCTCATATTCGCGCTCTACGGCGTTTTAAGCATATAGTCGGTAAATAGTTCCACTTTGTGCTAAAATCGCTCTACGGGCCTGCTAGGGGCCTTAAATGACGTGCTGTAAAATGCACGATTTTTATTATTTTGAGGAGGGTTTTGCATTGGATTTCAAAAATGTCTTCGAAAATGAAGACGAAATCATGGACGATTTAAGTCAACTTTCTGATGAAGGACGAGAAATTATCCTCAAACATTATGGGGTAAAAAGACGTTCTGGTCGTTATCCTTGGGACCCATTATTGCATTTACCGAAGAACTATAAGTTCATCGAAGAGCGGGATGAACTCAAAAAACGGGGTCTTTCTGACAACGAAATTGCAAAACAAATGGGACTTTCAACCACAACTTATCGCTCAAAAGTGACGATTGCCAAAGAGGAATTGAAGGAATATAATATGCAACGGATTGCAAAATTGCAGGCCGAAGGCAAAATTATAGACGATATTGCTAAGGAAATTGGTACTACTGGGCAGACTGTTCGCAACTATATTGACGAAATGAACAACCCAAATAAGTCCTCTCGAGCTCAAAGAGTGCAGACTGAAGCGGTTGCAGACTCGTTAAAAGACGCTGTAAAACGGTCAAAATACGTGGATGTGGGTAAAGGAGTCGAAGTTCAGATGGGTATTTCCAAGGAAAAACTCAAAGCTGGACTAAATGCACTGGTCGAATCTGGTGATTATGAGGTCCATAGCCTCCGAATTGCTCAGGTTACAGACAAAAATAACTCCACTCCAGTCAAAGTATTGACAAAAGCGGGGGTTGAACGGAAAGATATCTATAAAAACATGGATAAAATCCGTCCTGTTGAGGAGTTTGCTATCGATGGAGATAGTAGAATGTTCCAACAAATGGAACGTCCTAAGTCTATTGGATGGGATCGTGTACATATTCGCTATGCAATCCCCGAAGGACAGCGTGGTCATGGTACAAATGACGACGGATCCACAATGGATGGAGCTATGTTTCTACGCCCTGGTGTAAAAGATCTTAATTTAGGTAAAGCATCTTATGCACAGGTCCGTATTGCTGTAGGTGATACGCATTATCTTAAGGGTATGGCTTTATATGGTACTGAGGAAATGTTTAAAGACGTTCCTAAGGGTACTGATATTATATTCAATACTAATAAAACAAAAGATAAGGCGCCTCAAGATGTATTGAAACCTTTGAAAAAGAACCCTGATGGCGGAGCACCTATCGATGGACCTAACCCATTCGGTGCTACAGTAAAACGTCAGAATGTTCTTGTCGATTCTAAAGGAAATCCTGTATATAAAAAAGGGGTTACTGATAGACATGGTAATAAGGTTGCAGAAATTGGGTCGGTCAATATTGTAAATGAGGAAGGTGACTGGGCTAACTGGTCTAAGACTTTATCCTCACAATTCCTATCCAAACAACCTACGACTGTTGTTCATGAACGTTTGAAGGCTACTCTAAAACAAATCGATGATGAGTATGATAGCATCAAGAAAGTAAACAACCCAGTAATTAGAAAACAATTGTTGGATTCATTTTCATCTGATCTGGAATCTAAGCAGGTACATATGAAAGCGGCAGCTCCTAAAGGATTTCAGGGGCATGTTATCTTACCTGTTCCTGATATGAAGGAGAATGAAATCTACGCTCCTAATTATAAAAACGGGGAACGTGTAGTTCTTGTTCGATATCCTCATGGGGGTCGATTTGAAATGCCTGAGCTCACTGTAAATAATAACAGTGTCGCTCGTAAAATGATATCTAAGAACAGTCCTGATGCTGTGGGTATTCACCCTAAGGTCGCTGCTAAAATGTCAGGGGCTGACTTTGATGGGGATACAGCATATCTTATTCCTAATAACAAAGGGAAGTTTAAGACAGCTAACAGCTTAAAAGAGCTGGCTAACTTTGATCCTAATATGTATCAAGATAAGCCGGGAACATTTAAGCCTATCGAAAAGAAATACCAGCAAACTTTAATGGGGGTCGTTTCTAACCTCATTACAGATATGACATTGCAGGGTGCACCAACGAGTGAGATTGCGCGTGCTGTAAAACATTCGATGGTAGTTATTGATGCGGAAAAACATAAGCTTAATTATAAGCGGTCTGCTGAAGAGAATGGTATCGATGCATTAATGAAGCGGTATATGACGCACGTCGATAGAATTAAATACGGTGAGCTGGAAAGATATAATCCTAAGACTAGGAAAATTGATAGGGTAGTCGATCCAGATACACTTAAAAAAGATTTAAATCCGGATGCTAAATATACATCGGCCTCCACAATTATATCCCGCCATAAACAAACCGTCATAACTGACGGGTATCGTGTAGAAGTGCCGGATCCAAAATCAAGCACTGGCAAAACAAAAATGGTATGGCGAAATAAAAAAGAAACATATCTTGTGAATATGGTGGAGGATGCTAATATATTCTTAGGGCCTAACGCTACAAAAACGGAGCATCATTATGCGGACTACGTAAATGAATTAAAGGCATATAAGAAACGGGTAGACGCTGAGTCAGCGGATATCAGGATGCCAGCCCGTGATCCTAAGGCTGCTAAGATCTATGCATCAGAAGTCTTGTCAATGAAAGAGAAAGTTAATCAAGTTAAGATTAATCGTATCAAAGAGAGACAAGCACAACGTATGGCTGAAGTATCAAGTAAAGCTGAGATTGCTCGACGATCTGAAGACGAAGTCTTGAAGAAGGATGACATCTCCCGGATCAAGCAGCAAGCCCTGAACAAGGCTCGTGCCCAGCTTGGTACAGGACGGAACCCTGTTACAATCACTGATGATGAATGGGATGCAGTACAAGCTAATGCTGTATCGGGTACGTTACTAAAAGAACTGGTATCCTTTATGGATGACGCCCAGCTTAAGACACTAGCTACACCACGTCCTAACAAAGTTATGACTGACGCTAGAAAGAACAAAGCCAAGGCGTTACTTGCAAATGGTTACACAATCTCTCAAGTTGCTGAAACTTTAGGGGTCAGTCCAACAACTATTGGGAAGATCAAGAACGAATAGTTTAGTGGGTTCTCAAACCCCACTGTTCTTGTGTGCCTACCGCAAAGGGAATAGGTATAGCTATGGGCTACAACCTTAGGCTAATCTATCTCTATCCTATAAAGAAAGGAGACTACTCATGTTAACTACCGAAGACAATCCATTCGATCCTTGGACTCAGTATGACCTTTGGCGTGAGTGGGACATTAGTCATGGTTACAATCTTGAGTCTTACATTGCAACACTAATGCCAATGCTCACTTCTGCATCGATAGAAGACTATGAACATGCTTGGTCAGTTGCTGTTTCTTCAATTCTGGAACAAAACATCTTTGGAAACTTGAAGCTTGTTCCTAAACCCGCTGATTATGAGGAGGACCTCACTTTCCTCGAAGACTCTGAAGATGATATAAAAATTTGATACCCCCGGGGGGTCTGATTACAGCCCTCCCTTTCTTTGCATCGGCGCTGGTATCAAAAATTCCCCCGTTGCGATTTTTTTCAAAATGGTTTTGGATTCTAACAGGCCGATATTAAGATCGGTTTCTGAGGCTATACGTGTTTGGCTCCTTTTCCGTATAGTCTTAGTCTATAGGTACCTTAGACAGGACTTTGGTTGCTTGTAAAACTAACTTAAAGTCGGTCTATTTGAGTCCAAAAGCACAAGAAAGGATTCGTCAACACTAACAAAGAAAGGAAAAGTCAAGTGGCAACTAGTAAAACTACATACAAAGTTGTGGCCCCTGCTGGAGTTTACATTCGACAGACACCACAACAGTCCGAAGACAATGTTGTTCGACTGGCAGATAATGGTGAACGCCTAATCGTTCTTGAAGTTGGCTCTGAATGGGTTAAAACTGAAGAAGGTTATGTGATGAACCGTCCATACATCATCGAGCCAGATACTACTAAACCTAAGAAACAAAAGGAAGAGGCTGAATAGTTATGACAAATGAAGTTGCTAATTATGATACTCCTCAACGGGCCTATAAACCTGCACGTTCGCCTGAACAGCGTGAAATGCAAATGATGGCGCTTGCGATGGAGCTATCTGAAAAGCGTCTTCAGGAAGGAACTGCTTCGGCTTCGGAGATCGTATACTGGTTAAACCAAGCAAGCCCTAAAGCTCGTCTTGAGCGCAAACAACTTGAACTGCAAGCAGAGCTATTGCAAGCACGTATCGATTTGATTCGTAGTGACCAACAAGCTGAACTTGACTTCAAGGAAGCGCACAAAGCGTTCCAAGGTTATGCTGGTAAACCATCTGATGTTATTGAGGGGACTTTCTATGAGCAATAGATTGTCCTACAAAGAAATGTCTAAACTCGAATCTTATACAGAGCGATTGGAGTATCTTAGACTTCGTGGTATTCAACACGAGGCTCCGAGAGACATCTCTAATCCTTTCTATAAATCAAGAGCCTGGCTTAACTGTCGAAACGAAATCATTCGTCGAGATCTTGGACAGGACCTTGGGGTAAGAGGACTTTATGTTGACGGTGTTATAACTGTCCATCATATGAATCCTCTGACGAGAGAAGACATTGAGAATCTGACCGAGAATTGTTTCGATCCTGACGGACTTATCACGGTCTCTGATTATACCCACAAACGAATCCACTACGATCAGAAGGAGTATCAAGAATGGGTGGAACGTAAACCGGGTGATACAAAACTATGGTAAGGATGAAATGAATGAACACAATCTATGAAGACGTTCTCAACTTCGTCGGTGTATTACATGATTCCGATCCCGAGTCCAACAAAGTTGTAAAAACTCAGATAGGTTTGGCTATCGATACTGCCTTAGGTATTCTTGTACAAAACGGTATAGGACATACTTGTAGTGTTGTTACTAATCCCGATCTTACGTGGAGCGACTTTTTCTATGGGCATATCGATGATCTGGATGAAGGTATAAAACGACGGCTTGATAATATGTCTTTTGCTAAGACGTTTGTCGGTATAAGTGTCATGATTTCTTATGACCCTCCACAAGCATCGGTCCTTACGGCACTAAAAGAAGCTCGTGATGAAAATCTCACTCGAGCTCGTTGGGAGGTAGAATATGTCAACAAAGACATCCGATGACGTACTACTTCATTATGGTCGAAAGGGACAGAAGTGGTATCATCATATCTTTGGTTCCGTTCGCGGTAGTATAGGCGGTAGACGTCGTAAATCTAGCAAACAAACGGCAGTTGCTAAGGCTGTTTCGAAGCGTAAAAAGAGTATGCCAGTTGATGAGTATCAACGAGAGCTAGAAGTCATTAATCTTTATCGTCATAGAGATAAAGTATCGACTAAAGCTTTAAAAGCCAAAATTGCTAGAATTGAGTCTGAACGTAAACTTAAAGAGTTAGCAGAAGCTCCAGGTAAAGCTCGAGCAGAAGCGCTTAAGAAGAAACAACAGGCTCGACTTAAGTTTATTGGTAAAGCTATTTCTGCCGGTATTGATGTTTATAGTAAAGTACCATCATCTGTTGCAACTCGAAAGATCGATAAGAGCAATAAAGATGCTGTTAAAAAAGCTATAGAAGAGTTCAAAGTACGGCAGGAGTGGGCTAAGGCCTTTAAAGACGTACCTATTACTATGACGAACTTCACGCAATCTGTTAACATTCACGGTGTTGATGTTTACATACCTGAAAGTATTCGGAAGACAAAAGATTTGCGTGCGGTTCTAACTAAAGATACAACGATTGGAGATAATTAAGATGGGTGAAATTATTAATGGCGTGTATGTACCGTCAAATGAAGATTTACTTCAACACTATGGTAAAAAAGGCATGAAGTGGAAGAAACGTAAAAATCCACTTGCTGAGGCTTCGGAAGCACTTACCGAAGATCTTGCGTATGCTGCTGATAAAAAAGCAATTGATGAACATGTTAAAGATGCTTTACGTGATAAACAAACGGTTGATCGGAATATGGAAGATAACATCAAGAAGATCAAAAGTGGTGTTCGAAATGGTAAAACTTTAGATCCAGCCGAACAAAAATATCATGATGCTTATATGCGTAATGCAAAAGCTTCTACAAAAGTTGCTCAAATTCTTGAAGCACGTCGTAAACATGCTAAAGATATGGCCGCGGCACATGCCAAAGACGTTAAGAATAGACGTAAATAATACCTTTAAGGAAAAGGAGTAACTAGTGGTATTTAGCAACACTGCGGTTCCTGTCGAGTACGGTAGATTTAGAGACGCTGTAATACGCGGTGAGATTCCTGTATGTCGCGAGGTCTCGATGCAGATGAACCGAATCGATGCGGATATCGCCAACCCAAATTATTATTACGATAGCGACGCTATCCAAGGGTTTATTGACTTCTGTGAGAATGAGATGACCCTAGTTGATGGCCGACCATTGACCCTATTACCTACTTTCCGACTTTGGGCAGAAGACCTACTAGCTTGGTTTGAGATCAAGGAAGAGAAGGTCTATGACCCGCAGACTGGAAAATTCAAAATAGTTAAACATAAGCGCAGACTTAGAAACAAGCAATATCTAATTGTCGCCCGGGGTAATGCCAAGTCTCTATACGCAACATTACATCATGCCTATGGGCTGGTAATCGACACGAACTCCACTCAACAAGTAACAACCGCTCCAACTATGGCTCAGGCAGAAGAGGTACTATACCCATTTGCTACAGCTATAACCAAAGCGGCCAGCTCGACTGAAGGGTTCCCTTTGTTCAGAGTTCTTACTAAAGGCTCTAATAAGGCTCGTACTCAAAAGTCGCAAGCTCAACTTGCTGTTACGAAAGATGGTATTGTTAACAAACTAACAAACTCCATACTACAGGTTAAACCTATGACTCGTAGTAAACTTCAAGGATCTCGTGCCAAGTATGCTAGTGTCGATGAGTGGCTATCTGGTGATATCAAAGAGGATATCATCGGTGCCTTGGAACAATCCGCTTCCAAAGACGGTATTGACGACTACATTATCTTAGCCGTATCTTCTGAAGGTACAGTTCGTGACTCGGTAGGGGATGCTATTAAGAAAGAGCTTCTTGATATCCTTCGTGGTCAGTACTACGACCCACATACCTCTATCTGGTATTATCGTTTAGATGATCTTGCAGAGGTGGCCAATCCCGACATGTGGATGAAGGCTTGTCCAAACATTGGTATTACAGTTTCTTATGAAGCTTACCAACGTGATGTTAGACGGGCTGAACACTCTCCTGCGAACAGGAATGATATCCTGGCTAAACGGTTTGGAATACCTGTGGAAGGGACGACATACTTCTTTACTTTCGAAGAAACAGAACTTCATCGAAGACAGAATTTCAGACGTATGGAAGTTTCAATGGGTATGGATGCTTCGCAAGGCGATGACTTCTGGGCGTTCACTTGGATCATACCTCTCGGTAGAGGTAGATACGGTGTACAAACAAGGTCATACGTTTCGGAAGTTAAATACTTACGTCTTAACTCCGCGGCACAACAAAAGTACGATCAGCTTCAAGCTGAAGGAACATTGATTATATTACCCGGTAATTATCTTGACTGGGAACAAGTATATGACGATGTTGAGCGGTACATCGACGAGATGGAATGGTCTGTTATCTCATTCGGATACGACCCATATAATGCTGCTGAGTTTGTTGATCGTTGGACTATGGAAAACGGAGACGTTGGCGTCGAAGTCGTACGACAAGGTGTTAGAACTGAGTCAGTTCCTCTAGGTGAAATTAAGAACATGGCGACATCTCGCGACCTTATTTTCTTCGAGGAGCTTATGAAATACGCAATGGGTAATGCTGTTGTAATTCAAGACAATAACGGTAACTACAAACTTTCCAAAATGCGAAGCAATGAAAAGATCGATAACGTTGCCGCTTTGATGGATGCTTGGGTTGCCTATAAACGTAATAAGGAGGCATTCTTGTAGGATGGTAAATAACCCCTTAGGATCATGGAACGCATTCATGTCAACCCGCAACGGGCTCGACTATGATGAGTCATTAGTTTCCGGCTCTGGTTGGGGACGATCGACAAGTGCGCTTCGTGGTTACAATTTCAAACGTCAAGATTTGGTGAATAGTATTATCTCTATGATTGCTCTTGACGTCGCAATGGTCGACTTTAAACATTTAAAGATCAACGAAGAAGACGGTAATCAAACCCCTGTAGAGTCAGGTTTGATCGATTGCTTAACACTGTCTGCTAATATTGACCAAACTGGTCGTGCATTTATTTACGATTTGGCCTGGTCGCTATTGGAAGAGGGTACTGTAGCGATTGTCCCCGTTGATACGACTACAAAACCGAACGATGAAGGATCCTATGATGTCCTATCTATGCGAGTAGGTAAGATCATGCAATGGTATCCTCGAGCTGTTCGGGTTAGGGTCTATAATGATCAAAATGGTTTAGAACAAGACCTAACTTTATCTAAGCAATCTGTGGTTATCTTAGAGTCTCCTTTAATTGGGCTACTTAAAGACCAGAACGCTACTCTTCGATTGATTGAGCAGAAGATGGATCTCATGTACGCCCAGGATAAGGCGATTGTGGCAGGTCGTTTGAATGGTTTCATTCAAGTACCATACGCTACTAAGAGCGAACATAGGCAGGCTTTAGCACAAGACCGTAAAAAGAAACTCGAAGAAGAGCTAGCTAATAGTCAGTTCGGTATTGCTACCTTGGATGCGAATGAAAAATTCATTCATACAGGTGGTAATATCATGAATAACCTTGTTGATGACTTACGTAAGTTGCAACAAGACTACTATAACCAAGTTGGTATCTCCTCTAAGATTCTTGACGGTACTGCAGGACAAGCTGAGCTTAATCTTTATTACCATCGAGCAGTAGACCCTGTTCTACAGACTATTGTCGATGGTCTTAATAGAACTTTCTTAACCAAGACTGCTAGAACGCAAGGTCAGGTAATTCAGTATTATCGTGACCCATTCCGTATGTTACCAGTTGAACAACTAGGTACTGCGGCAGATCTCTTTGCTCGGAATGCAATATTTACTTCGAATGAAATCCGTGCAATGCTAGGTCGAGCACCTCACCCAAGTCGTATCGCAGATATGCTCTTTAATAAGAACATTTCTACTGGTATGGACCTAATGGGTATTGGTGATCCTAATGGTACAACCCAGGGGTATCCTGAAATCTACAACGATGGCCAAGGTGGGTATGTCGATGCGGACGGAAATCCGGTAGATGAGTATGGACGTCTCTTGGATGTATAAAATTTTTATGGAGGTTTTCTAGTTGCAAAAGAAGGCTGATTTTGCCGGATGGGTAACTAAGAACGACATTCGATGTAGTGATGGTGTCACGATTCGTCATGATGCATTTCTACAAAGTGATGGCGCTCAAGTTCCTATCGTTTGGCAACATGATTACTCCAGTCCCTCAAATGTGTTGGGGTACATGAAACTTCAGCATCGTGACCAGGGTGTCTATGGGTATGGGTATCTAAATGATACAGAACATGCTCAAGACACTAGAGTCCTACTACAACATGGTGATTTGAACGCTATGTCTATTGGGGCTCGTGGTATCCGAAAGAACGGTAATGACGTAGTTCATGGTGAAATCTATGAAGTAAGTCTGGTTCTCAAAGGTGCCAATCCTGGTGCGCTGATCGAACATGTTATGCTCCATAGCGCATACGGGACTGAAGAGTACGAAAGCGACCGTGCTACCATTCACACTGGTATCACGCAGGAACTCATTCATTCAGATACTGAAGATGAGTTAGAAGATAAAAAGGAGGGACACATGTCTCGTACATATGAGGAACTGTTAGAAGGTCTAACTGATGAAGAGGTTGAAACTCTCCTCGGTGGCGTTCTAGCTGATGTTGATGCCGCTTTGCAAGCTGAAGAAGCTGAAGAAGCAGAAGAAACTGAAAAAACTCAAAATGAGTTAGAAGTTAACGGTTTGGACGAAGAAGTCGCAACCGAAACTGTTGATGGAGCTACAGAAGACAATGAAGTCGCTGTAGAATCTAATGCAGATGCTGGTGATACAGTATCACATTCTATTTTCGAAGGAGAAGAAGTTTTGAAACACAATCAATTCCAAGGGACTACTAATGCTGCTGTATCTGAAGCAGAATTGGATACTTTACTACAAAGCGCGATTCAAGGAAACGCAACTTCATTCGCAGGCGTACTTCGTGCTAACGACGTTCTAGGTGAAGACTCACTTCAACACGGTTTGGTAGGTATGGAAACATTGTTCCCACAACCTGCTACTAACGGTGGAATCAATGTCTACAACCCAGGATCACTTAACATCGACAAGATCATGGGGCAATTCGGTAAGTCTCCACTTCCTCGCGTTAAGAACATGTTTGCTAACCTTACAGAAGACGAAGCTCGCGCTCGTGGATACATCAAAGGTAACCAAACTCTTGACTCTATCGAAGAAGTTTACTTCCGTGAAACTACTCCAGGATCTGTTCACCGTCGTGAAACAATCGATCATGATGACTTGATCGACTTGCAAGATGGTGGATTTGCTGCTGTTAACTTTATCCAACAAGTTCAAATGGCTAAATTCAAAGAAGAAATCGTTAAAGCGGCTTTCTTGTCTGACGGACGTCCATTGACGCTTGCTGATGGTAAACGTAACCCTGAAAAGATCAGCGAAAAACATATTCGCCCTATCATCAAAGATGATCCATTGTTCGTAATCAAAGTAACTGCTGCTTCATTTGAAACTGCTGTTGACGAAGTAATCAGCAAAGCGTTTCCTGCTTATCAAGGTTCTGGTAAACCATGTCTTTATATCAACCCATTTGACTTGGCTAAATTGAAGACTCTTAAAGACAAGAACGGTCGTTACTTATATGCTCCATCTATGGATAACAACCAAGTACCTGGTAACGCAAACATTGCAGCATACTTCATGTGTGATGAAGTTGTTGAATACCGCGCCCTTCCTCAAGGAACATTCATCATTGGTAACCTTGTAGACTATCAATTCGGTATGTCTAAGAACGGTGAAATCGCTACATTCGATAGCTTCGATATTGACTTCATGCAACATAAATACTTGATGCATGCTCGTATGTCTGGTGCTATCCGTACGCCTAAATCATTCATCGTCGTTACTGTAACAACTAAGGGTGAAGTTGAAGAAACTGCTGTTAACTTCGATTCTACTGGTCTTAAGACTAAACCAACTTGGACTGTACAAACAGACCCAACTGAATTCAAAGGTGTAGGTGCTAAGGCTGTAGATTATGACGCTGCAGTTAACGGAGTTGCTATGACTGAGGACGAAAAGAAACTCGGTGATATCGAAACAACTCCAAAACAAAAGAAACCTAAAAAAGCTGAATAGTCTTTGAAAGTTAGGAAGGTAATGAAATGACAAAAGCTGGAATTAGACTTATCTTCCGTTCCAAAGAGACAGAAGAAGTTGAAATTGGGGATCATCGTTATACCTATACGGTATCCCCTTTGTTAATTGCTAGAATATCTACTAAATCATTTATGATTGAGGATAGTGACTCAGTTAACCAGAATACTAAGTCAAAACTTAAGTTCGATGTTCTTTTGCCTAATGATGCATCTGACCGAGTGAATAGAATTAGCCACATTCTTTATATGGGCTCGTTCTATAAAGTAGGGACGATTAGACCTTACCCTCCTCGAGTTGCGTTAACAGTAGAAGATCTCGAATTGTCAGAGCTTAAGTCGGAGTTAGAACAGCGGGTGAATGAAACTTCTCGAAAATCTCAAAATGAATTAAAAATTGACGCATTTGATCATTTAGGTGTGTTGATGACCCCACCAGAAGAAACTAGTGAACTTCAAAAGAACACATTGGTTCTGAAAGATGGAATTATTCAGGTCTGGGATGGAACGAAGTATACCGATCTTGTTAAGACTCTATCAACTACAGTTGCCGAACATACGGAAGAGCAGTTATAATAATTTATACTACTAATCTACTATTACTAATTATAATTGTATAATTCAAATGTGAGGTAATGAACTATGGGGTTTAAGACAAGAAAGGAATTTCTCGAAGTTCTAAAGCGAGATATCTGTCCGAATATTTATTTCACTCCTCCTGATGATGTTACACTTAAGTTTCCAGCTTGCGTTGTTACTAGGGAAGACTTTGATGTTCGTAAGGCAAATAACAAGCCGTATATGTCTAACATGGGGTATAAGGTGGTTTATATGTCTAAGAACGAGTCGGATGAAATATTTATGAAGATCTCGAATACGTTTATGTATTCTGCTTTTAGATCTGAGTATAAGGTTAATGGGTTATATCACAAAGTATTTGTGGTTTATGTTTAGAAAGGAATGTCGATTTGGCTACAGTAGAAGAGGTTGTTAATTATGCCCGTTCTTTAGCGGATCAAGGGGTTGGTACTGATGCGGACGGTTCTTATGGAACTCAATGCGTAGACTTACCAAATAGTATTTCTCAAATTTACTTCGGTAAAATTCTATGGGGTAATGCTATTGACCTATTGGATTCTGCGGCAAGTTTGGGATATGAAGTTGTATACGATGCTGTAGGGGTAAATCCTAGAGCCGGTGCGATCTTTGTTATGGACACAACTTATCTGTATGGTCACCCTTATGGTCACACAGGTATTGTTATTGAAGACTCAGATGGTTACACAATCAAAACTATCGAGCAAAACATTGACGGTAATGCTGATTCATTATACGTTGGTGGTCCTGCACGATACAATGAACGTAACTTTGATGGTATTGTTGGATGGTTCTATCCTCCATATACTGGTCTTCCTCAAGGTGACCCTGTCATCGCACCACAACCAGAGACCCCTGCAGACGAGGTTGTTGTAAACGAAGAAACTGCGAAATTTACAGTAATGGTAGCTGGACTTAATGTCCGTACTGAGCCACATGTTACTGCTGAGATCGTAGAAGTTTACACACCTGGACAAACATTCATTTACGATCAGTGGATGGATGCTGACGGATATCGTTGGTTGTCTTACATCGGTGCAACTAGTGGTAAGCGACGTTATGTTGCTTGTGGTAATGTTGAGAACGGCGAACGCATTAATGCATTTGGTGAATTCTCAGAAGCTTAATATTTGGAGGAAATTTTAAATGACAAAATTGGTTTGGGATCAGGATACTAAACGTTTATACGAATACGGTGTTGATAACGGTGTTCTTTTCCTTAAGAAAAGTGATGGTAGCTACGAAAAAGGTGTTGCTTGGGACGGTTTGACTAAAGTCTCAGAATCACCAGAAGGTGCAGAATCTACTGCTAAATACGCTAACAACAAGAAATACCTTAACTTGCGCTCAGACGAACGCTTCAAAGGTCAAATTTCAGCCTACACTTATCCACAAGAATGGAATAAATGTCAAGGTAAACGTAGTCCTATTACAAACGGAGCTGGTGGTAAGAAAGAACTTGCTGGTGTGACTGTTTCTGGTCAAGCTCGTTCTGACTTCGGTCTTTCATACCGTACTGGTATCGGTAACGATACTGAAGGTTTGGACCATGGTTACATTCTTCACCTTGTTTACTCAGCATCTGCTGGTGTATCAAGTAAAGAATATCAAACTGTAAATGAAAGCCCAGACGCTCTTGAGTTCTCTTGGGACTTCGATACAGTACCAACACCAGTACCAGGAATGAAACCAACTGCGCACGTTGAAATCAATAGCACTTTGGTTGACAAAGACAAACTTGCTGATCTTGAGAAGAAGATTTATGGTTCTGCAGATTCTGAACCAACTCTTCCAACACCAGAAGAAGTGTTCACCACTCTCGGTCTTGTCGCTGGGTAATTAGAATTTAATGACGTGGGATAGGGGTTGGACAACTGAGGTTCGTGTTGGCGTCAAAAATTCAAAATGAAATATAAATCTACATTAAAGGAGTATAGAGATGATTTCTAAAACAGTAACTTATAACAACTTACTCACTGGGGAACCAGTAACAGAGGAACTTTGGTTCCACTTACGTAAAGACGAAATTATTCGTATCATGGGTCGTGCTAAAAAGGATTGGGACGACTATATCAAAGAAATGATGAGCCGTGAAGACGTCGATGAGATCTTCGATTTCGTCGAATCTATTCTTAAGATGGCTTACGGTGAACGTTCTGAAGATGGTCGTACTTTCCGTAAAGACAAGAAACTTCAAGAAGACTTTGCTAACTCTGAAGCATACTCTGAACTATTCATTGATATGATTACAGACGCAGTATCTGCAGACGGCAAAGAAACTTCTAAGTTCTTTAGCGCCCTTGTAGGTGATCCAAACAAAGGAACTGTTCCGGAATCAGTTTCTAAACTCAAGAAATAAGATAATTGAGGGGTAAATTTACACCCCTCTTTTATTTTTATTTGATAGCGAGGTATATATGTTAGTTATTGATACACCCGATCGGGAATATTATAATGAGGATACGTATCAATTCATAACTATACCAGGTCGCCGTTTACATTTCGAGCATAGTTTAAAAACTGTTGCGGAGTGGGAGACATTATATCGCAAGCCTTTTTTAACTCGAGAGGAAAAGACCACTGCTGAGCTCTTTGACTATTTCTTATTAATGTGTCAAGAGGATATAAGCTACTCGGATTTAACACCAGATGTAATTGAACAGGTTTCATTATATCTGGAGGATAAACCAACAGCTACAGTTATCAATCCAGTGGAGAAACCAAGTAATAATGGAATGGTTATGACGTCAGAGGTTATATATGCTTATATGGCCAATGCGAGGGTTCCATTCGAATGCGATACTTGGAATATTCATAGGCTCTTAACTCTTTTAGGTGTCATCGGTGAATTTAATGCGCCTAAGAAGAAGAAGTCTACGAGTCAAATATTGGATGACTATGATCGTATTAACAATGAACGGCAAGAGAAAATTCGTAAGATGCGAGAGGAGCGTGAACGAAATGCGAATAAAGGTACAGACAATTAAGAAGAAAACCGGATTGTCTACAATGGTTAAGAAAGCCGAAAACATGGATTCAGTTCGTCATGCTTTACAATCTCGTGGACGGAGTGGATTGAGCCGGCTGATTTCTGCTACTCCTAAACGATCAGGGTCAACCGCTTCTTCTTGGGGTATGGAGGTTGAAAAATCTCAAAATGGTTTAAGTTTATACTATTCCAACTCTAAGAAGATTAAAGATGGTACCCCTCTTGTT